CGTCTGGCGCCCGTCGATTTACATGCCCCGCTGGGCCAGCCGCATCTTGCTGGATGTCACCGCCATCCGCGTGGAGCGCCTGCAGGACATCAGCGAAGCGGATGCGGTTGCGGAGGGCATCACGCCTTACACCAACCACCCCGGCCGCTTCGTGAGTGGGCACCGGCCGGGCCTGAACTTCCCTTCGGCGGTGGCCGGATACCGCGACCTCTGGGAGTCCATCAACGGCCCCGGCGCCTGGGATGCGAACCCATGGGTGTGGGTGGTGGAGTTCAGGTGCGTCAACAACGGCGCGCAGATCAAGGAGGCCGCATGACCGAGCGCCCGCCCATCATCATGGTCGGCGTCGCCGCCGCAGACCGTGCGTCAGAGGCCATCGAAAGCCTACAGGCCCGGCGCGGTGACGATCACGCCATCGTGACCGCCCGCGCCGCAGCGGTACTGTTCCAGGTCGAAGAAATGCACAACCTGATCCATAGCCAGGGCCTGCCAATCGGCGCCGACGTCGCAAGCGTGCTCTGCGCCGGATTCACCGCGCTGCAGGAGAACTTCGTCGGCTTGATGTCGGCCGCGAAGATCGACCGCAACGACGTGGCCATGCTGATGCCGCTGCTGCGGCACGACCTGGAAGAAGTGATGACGGGCATCAAGGGCCAAGGGACACCGGGCGCGAGCGAAGGGCCAACGGCATGACCGCCGCATGCCTGTCCGGCGTCTTCCGTATCCACGGAGACGCCGAGGTCCGCGCGCTGCCGAACGGCGATCCTGTCGTGACGCTTTCCATGGCGTACCACTACGGCACTCGGCCAACCTCGGGGGGCAGGCCCTTCCAGGTGGTCGAGGGCGGACTGTGGGGCACCAGGGCGATCAAGCTGGCGCCGAAGCTCTTGGACCGCTGCACGGTGTTCGCCGTGATCGAGGACGTCCACATCGAGACGTACTTCACTGCCGCAGGGGTGGCGGGCTACAAGCTGGCCGGCCGGGTCGGGCGCATCGAGATCGTCGCCGGCCCGCCGCAGACCGCCGCAGACCAACCGCAACGGGCCGACGCGACGTGCAGACTTTCCTGACGGCTGACGAACTGGTGGCCCTGACCGGCCGCAAGCGCAAGGCCCACCAGATCGAGGCCCTGCGCCAGCAGGGCATCCCCTTCTACGTGAGCGCCGTCGGCCGGCCCGTCGTCGTGCGGGCCGCGCTGAACGGCGCCACACAAGCCGCCCAGGCCAGCGCACCGCAGTGGCGCCCCCGCGTGCTCAACAATCCGACCCCGTGGAAGTCCAAGTCCCTCTCCCGCCAAAGCTGATCCCCGTCTGGGAGGGGGACGCTGACGTCCGTGGCGCCTTCGGGGGTCGCGGATCGGGCAAGACGCGCACCTTCGCCAAGCTGACGGCGTGTCGCGGCATGATCTTCGGGGCGGCCGGCATCAGCGGACAAATCCTGTGCGGCCGGCAGTTCCAGAACTCCCTGGCCGACTCCAGCCTGGAGGAAATCAAGCGGGCCATCCAGGATGAGCCCTGGTTGATGGACTACTACGAGATCGGCGAAACCTACGTCCGATCCCGCGATGGCCGCATCGAATACACCTTCGCCGGCCTTGAGCGAAACATCGACTCGATCAAGTCCAAGGGCCGCATCCTGCTGTGCTGGGTGGACGAGGCCGAGGGCGTGTCCGACAACGCTTGGTCGGTTCTGATCCCGACGCTGCGCGAGGAAGGCGACGGCTGGCACGCCGAGCTTTGGGTGACATGGAACCCCAAGCGCAAGGGCTCCGCGACCGACAAGCGATTCCGCCAGACCAAGGACCCGCGCATCAAGGTCGCAGAACTCAACTGGCGCGACAATCCCAAGTTCCCCGCCGTCCTGGAGCGCCAGCGCCAGCGCGACCTCGCCGAGCGCCCGGACACCTACGACTGGATTTGGGAAGGCGCCTACGCCACCGTCGTCGCCGGGGCCTACTACGCCAAGAGCCTGACCGCAGCCAAGGCCGCGGGACGAATCAGCCGCGTCGCCCCGGACCCGCTGATGCGCCTGCGGGCCTTCACCGACATCGGCGGCACCGGCAAGAAGGCCGACTCCTTCGTGTGGTGGGTGGCGCAGTTCATCGGCCGTGAGGTCCGCGTGCTCGACCACTACGAGGCGCAGGGACAGCCGCTGGAGGCGCACCTACTCTGGGCCCAGAAGAAGGGATACGGCCCGGACCGCATGGACATATGGCTGCCGCACGACGGGGTGACGCACGACAAGGTGTTCGATGTCAGCTATGAGTCCGCCCTGAACCGGGCCGGCTACACCGTTGAGATTGTGCCCAACCAGGGACCGGGGGCGGCAATCGCCCGCATCGAGGCCGGGCGCCGGATGTTCCCCTCGATCTGGTTCAACGCGGAAACCACCGAGGCGGGCCGCGACGCCCTGGGCATGTACCACGAGAAGCGCGACGAGGCCCGGGACGTGGGCCTGGGACCGGAGCACGATTGGTCCAGCCACTCGGCCGATGCCTTCGGGATGATGTGCATCGTTGCCGAGGACACCATGCGAGGAACGTCGCCGCAGGGCGCCCTCATTCGTCGCAGACGGACCGGGATGGCAGTCTAAGCCCCGGCCGGCAGGCCGAGGCAAGCGTGGCAACCTTGCGCCGTTTCAACGTGCCGGGGCTACCGCATGGGTGTCTCTCTCGACTTACGCAAAGCGTTCATGTCGCGCCAACACGGCGACATCACTGCGATCTATACCTGGGTCAACGACGAGCGGGCCCTTGTCCTCGTGCCGACGTTCCGCAACGGGGCGCCCTGGTATGTCGTCATGGAGTCGGCCGCATTCAAGTACGACGACCCGAGCTATCTCGCGCGTCAGTGCGTCACCGCCTGCAACGTCCTGGGCCTTGAGCCCAGCCGCGCCAACTGGGTGCGGGTGGCCAGCATCGTCAACGAAGGCTTGCCCGACCTGATCCGCATGCCCTCGGCGCCGCCTGCAGAACTGATGCGCGCATCCATGGGCCACATGGAGCTTCGCGTGGACGGCAAGACCGTCGCAGGCGAAGACATCCGACTGGAAAAGGAAGGCGCCAACTATGGCTGAACCCTTCGACTACCGGGTAAGCCGCGGCCGAGCCCCGGGCGACGACTACTTTCGCCGACAGGCGCAGACCATGGACAGCGCCGGGCGGGTGCCCGAGCCCCGAGGCAGCGCGCTGGACAGCGAGAAGGCCCGCGCCGAGCTTCGCAAGCTGCTGGAGTGGTACTACTACGAGAAGGAGAAGCAGTCACTGAACCGCCTGGACATGGCGATGGACTGCGACTTCTACGACAACCTGCAATGGGACCCGGAAGACGCCACGGTCCTGCGAGATCGGGGGCAAGTGCCCCTGGTCTACAACGAGGTTGCGCCGATGGTCGATTGGCTGATCGGCACCGAGCGCCGCTCGCGCGTGGACTGGAAGGTGCTTCCCCGCACCGAGGACGACGTGGACGCGGCCGACGTCAAGACCAAGGTTCTGAAGTACGTCAGCGACATCAACCGCGTCCCGTTCACCCGCTCCCGGGCCTTCGCGGACTCGCTCAAGGCCGGCGTGGGCTGGATGGACGATGGCACCCGCGACGATCCGACGCAGGACGTCCTCTATTCCAAGTACGAGGACTGGCGGAATGTGCTCTGGGACTCCGCGGCCTACGAGCCCGACCTGAGCGATGCGCGCTACCTGTTCCGCTGGAGGTGGGTGGACGAGGACATCGCCGTGATGATGTTCCCCAACCGGGCCGCGCAGATTCGGTCCGCCACTGAAGAGGCGACCAACTACACGACCGACGGCTGGGAAGAGGATACGTGGTACACCGCCCACGACCTGACCCAACTGAAGACCGGCACCCTGCTGGCCACGGGCGTCGGGGCCCTGGCCGACGCCAAGCGCCGCCGCGTCAAGCTGATCGAGGCCCAGTACCGCACCCCTGCGCGCGTCACCGTGGTGGCCGATGGCCCGATGAAGGGCGCGATCCTGACGGCGCGCGACTCGGTGCTGCGCGATGCCGTCGGCAGGTCCGGCAGCATGCTGGTGGACCGCATGATGATGCGCGTCCACATCGCGGTCTTCACCGAGCAATACATGCTGGGGTACGGGCCCAGCCCCTACCGCCACAACCGCTACACGCTGACGCCGATCTGGTGCTACCGCCGCTCCAGGGACCGGCTGCCCTACGGCGTGATCCGCCGCGTGCGCGACATCCAGCAGGACCTGAACAAGCGGGCGTCCAAGGCCCTGTTCATGCTGAACACCAATCAGGTCATCGCCGAGGAAGGCGCGACCGACGACTGGAAGCTGCTGCGCGACGAGGCCGACCGGCCGGACGGCCTGATCGTCACCAAGCCTGGGCGCAAGGTCGAGATCAAGCGCGACACGGACGCGGCGACCGGCCAAATCAGCATGATGGAACTGGCCCAGTCCACCATCCAGCGGTCGGCCGGCGTCGCGGACGAGAACATGGGCCGGCAGACCAACGCCGTGTCCGGCGAGGCGATCAAGGCCCGGCAACTGCAGGGCAGCGTCGTCACCACCGAGCCGTTCGACAACCTGCGCTTCGGCGTCCAGGTGCAGGGCGAAAAGCAGCTTTCCCTCGTGGAGCAGTGGTACACCGAGGAAAAGGTCATCCGCCTGACCGGCGCCAAAGGCGCGATTGAGTGGGTCAAGGTCAACGTGCCCGAGGTCCAGCCGGACGGGTCCGTGCGCTACCTCAACGACATCACCGCCTCGATGGCCGACTTCGTGGTGTCCGAGCAGGACTACGCCGGCACGCTGCGGCAGGTCATGTTCGAGAGCCTGAACAACCTCGCATCCCGGCTGCCTCCCGAGGTCAGCCTGCGCGTGCTGACGATTGCCATGGAGTTCTCCGACCTGCCCAACAAGTCGGAGATCGCCGGGCAGATTCGCAAGCTGACAGGCGAGCGCGACCCCGACAAAGACCCGACGCCCGAAGAGCAGCAGCAGGCCGAAGAGCAGGCCATGGCCCAGGCCGAGGCGATGCAGGTCCAGCGCGAAATGGCGATGGCGGCCCTCGACGAGCAGCGCGCCAAGGTGCGCGAACTCAACGCCAAGGCCGCCAAGATGGAAGCCGAGGCGGGCATGGTCGGCGCAGGAGGCGACGCCCAGGCGCAGACCGCCATGCAGGACGCGATGATGCAGGTCCGGGCCGAGACATCGGCCGAGATCGACCGGCTCAGCGAGACCCTGCGCAAGGCCCAGGCCGAGCTTGCCAACCGCACGCTGCAGATCAACCGCGAGGCGGACACCAAGCTGGAGACCGCCAGGATAGACGCGGACGCCAAGGCGCGCGTGGCCGAAATCCAGGCCGCGAGCGACCGCAAGCTGGCGGCCATCGAGCAGCGCCTGCAGCAGATGCAGCAGGCTGTCGATGACAAGCTGCGCCAGCAGGAAGTCGCGCAGCGCGAGCGCGACATCCAGGCCAGGGAGAAGGCCGCCGCGGAACCCGCCGCCGCGCCCGCTCCTGCAGCCCCGGCGCCCGCGCCCGCCCAGGCGGCACCCGTGACCATCAACGTCCAGGTGGACGCCAAGACCGGAGAGGTCAAGAAGTCTGTTGTCGTCAAGCGAGACGCCGACGGGAACATCGTGGGCGCCGAGGTTCAGGAAACCGACGCGCAGTGAAGTAAGCGAACAAGGAGAGCACCATGTCCTATCTCAACGGCCGCGTTCTGGACCTCGGACTGAACGTCCTCGACACCGAGGCCACGCACGTCTACATCTGCAGCGCGGAGCCGAGCACCTTCGCCCAGGCCACAAGCACCCTGGCGCTGGGCAACAAGTCCGGCATCAGCATCGGGGCGCCGGCCGATTCGTCCGCGCCCGCTGGGCGCAAGGTCACGGTCGCGGCCATCACGGGCGGCAGCGTCACGGCCAACGGAACGGCCAGTCACTACGCCATCGTAGACACGGCCAACAGCCGACTCCTGGCGGCCAACAACCTGCAGTCAGCCCAGGGCGTGACGAACGGGAACACGTTCAGCCTCGCGGCCTTCGACGTCACTCTGCCCTATCCCGCCTGATAGCCATGCCCATCAGCATCGCCCACCTTCAAGAAGTGGCCGGCGCCACGGAATACGAGGTCGTGCAGGCTGGCGACTACGAGCCGCTCGACTTGGTGTTGTGTCGTCGCAAGGTCGATACCAACGGGCCCACCTGTCAGTTCCTCGCGGCCACGGTAGTCGGGCAGGACCCGAATGAGGTTTCTCAATGAAAGTAGCAGTCGAACAAGTCTTCAACGGGTCTCTGGTCCAGAACGCCATCGGCGCCGCCTACGATCCGACCAAGATCAACCGAGGCAAGCACGGCGGCCAATACAACCTCGGTAGCGGCGAGACTGACAAGTTCATCGGGCCGTGCCCGGCCGGCGTCGCCAACCTCGCGGAGTCCTCGCTGGCCATCCCCAGCCAATTCGTGCATCCGGTCAAGATCACCGACGATCTGTTCTGGATCTTCGGCTCTGATGTGGCAACCGCTGCGGCCACCCGCCGCGTGCAGCTCTGGACGTGGGTGCCCAGCACCAACACCTACACGTTCATCGGCGCGATCACGGTGACCTTTCCGACAGCCACTGTCCACACGGTCCGTGGCTTGCGCGTCATTCTGGAGAACTACACCACGGGCACCGTGGGCGTCAGCGGCACCGCCGTGACGGGCACCGGCACCGCGTGGCTGACAGGCTTGTCTGTCGGAAGCCGAATCGGCTTTGGCAGCACAGACCCTAACCAGATCACCACTTGGTATCAGATTCAGGCCATCGGCTCCGACACCGGCATCACGCTCACGGCCTCGGCCGGCACGATTGCGGCGGGCACGGCCTACGTCATCCAGGACTTGATGATCGTCCAGGCCACGACCAACGCCACTGCCACGAACGGCGGGCTGTTCGTAGTGAAGGGGCTTCAGTACGCCGATTTCCAGAACCCGGCCATCACCATTCCGGCGGCGACCACGATTGACAAGATCAAGGCGTGCTACTGGCTCAAGGACGCGGCCACGATCACGAATGACGTGATCGGCGGCTGCGCGCTGGGCGACCGCGACTCCTGGACGCAACAGTACGTCTACAGCACCGAGGGCGCGGCCACCTCGCTGATCCTGTACCGCTACAACATCCGTGCCCCGCTCACGTTGACGGCCGGCGCGCACACGCTGACGGGCACCGATATCGTCATCACTGGAGCCCAGGCCGTCACCGGCAACATTTCGCAGGCGAACAATGGGCGCGTGGCGACCTTGCAGCATGGACCTGGAGCCGGTGTCCCATCGCTCTACCTGTTCACGGCCACCCGTATCCTTCGCGTACCCCTGGCCAACATCACCAACGGCAACACGACCTTCGTGGCTGACCAGATGAGCGAGGTTCCTCCGGGTGGCACCAACACCAGCGTGGCGACGGCGGGCTTTACGTCGTTGGACGTTGCCGGCAGCTTGGACAAGCTGGTCATTGCGGGCGCGGCCAGCACAGGCACCATCTACATCACCGACTACTACACGGGCGGCACGCAGATCGACCGACGCGCCGGGTGCCTGACGCCTCAACTGCCTTCGTCCCTGCGCGATACGGATAGCCCGATCTTTCCGCACAACATCGCGGCCAACCTGCCCTTCGTCTGGGTTGAGGACGGCTGGTTGTTCTGGGTCTACGCCCAGGTGGCGACCGCCAACCTGAACGCCCTCACGGTGTACCCGCTTGCGGCTGACCTGGAGTTCCAGGCCGAAGTGGACAACAGGATTATTTGCCCGAAGATCAGCCTTGGCGCCACGCCTGCCAAGTTCTACCGGGCGCTGGTGGCGTGCGCTGAGAACCTGGGCGACAACACGATGGGCGTCACGCCCGACATGTACCGCCTGGAGTACCGCACGGCCGGCATTGACGACAACTCGGGTGCCTGGACGGCCGTGCCGCAGACCGGAGACCTGTCCGGCGTCAGCGCGGCGGCGGACATTCAGTTTGCCTTCCGCTTCAGGACGGCGGGCGTCATCCTGCTGCCCGCCCGCATCCTCTCGCTGGCGCTGCTGTACGAAACCGACGACGCGCTGCCCAGCCAGTACCGCTGGAATTTCGGCGACTTCAACGCATCGAACGGCACCTTCGCCTGGGTGCAGTCGGGCCTCTTCGGTGCGGCCCTGACCACCCACACCATCGAGGTGTACCGCGCAGACACGGACGCCCTGGTCCTCACGCAGGCCAGCACCGGCACCACCAACGGGGCCTTCGAGAACTGGAACGGATCGGCCTGGGTCGCAGGCCTGGGCGCGGACACGGTGGGCCGGCGCAGGCGCTTCGTGCCGTCCGGCTCGCTGCCTGGAGGCGTGGACCTGTACGCCAAGGTAAAGGTGGCCTGACATGGCGCTCCTGGCGGGCGGCGGGTCCGCTCAGCTTGTCAGGGACATCGGGTCGGCCGGCCCGGTTCAGGGCTTCCAGGCCGACGGCGAACTGTCGGGTGCCCGGCTTTCGTCGGGCCTGCCCTTCTCTGTCCTGCTGCTGGCGCAGGACGGTATCGCCCAGCAGTCCCAGGGCGTCACCGACTTCGCTCTTGTCGCGGCCCCGATCCTGGCCGGCACCCCCACACTTGGCTCGCCGGAGCTTTCCAGTGGAGGGACCAACGACGCGCTGACCGCTGCGGGCCTGACCTCGGCCGCGCCTACCCTCGGCGCCCCGGCCCTCACGCAGAACCACGGCATCGCGGCGTCCGGCCTCACGGCAGGCGCTGCGGTGCTGGCGAGCCCGGCTCTTGCGCAAGATCACCAGATCGCAGCTGCAGGCCTGCTTGCTGGCGCCGCGCAACTTGGCTCCCCGGCCATCGCTCAGGGCCACGGGCTGCAGGCCAACCCGCTGCAGGCCGGCGCCGCGCAACTGGGTCAGCCCAGCCTTGCCCAGGTGCACCAGCTTGCGGCCAGCGGCATCACTGCGGGCACTCCGACGCTGGGCACGCCATCGCTCACCACGGCGCCCGTCAACGTACCGCTCGAAGCCGCGGGCCTCTATGCCCTGGCCGCAACCCTCGGCGCCCCTGCGCTGTCGGCCAACCATGTCCTCTCGGCGGCCGACATCATCGTCCCCGCGCCGACGGTCGATGCAGCCATCCTGCAGCAGCACCACGACCTGACTGGCGCAGCCATCGAGGGCGGCCTGCCGACGCTGGGCGAGCCGAGGATGCGCGTCGGGCTGACGGCCGAGGATGTCTGGAACTACGAGCTTGAGCCCGGCCAGCCGGCGCGCGAGGTCCTGCTGGACGCCTACCTGCGGGCCCGCGCCCTCTACGAGAAGTTCATCGGCCCAGCCCCACCGTGATCCACCAAGAGACCTGGGAGCACGAGATCGCCCCAGGCCTTCCGGCCGGGGTGGCGCTGTCACGCCTGCGCCTGTACCTCGCGGCCCTGGAGGCTGCGGGCATCGACATCACCACGACCCCCATCGGTGGAGGGGGCGCCCGCGCATCGGCCCGCCAGGAGCCCAGGCGCTACGACGACGCCGACCTGCGCGCCCTGGTCGATGCGAAGTGGGAGGCCATCAAAGCCGGCCGGCTGGCTGACGCTGCCCGTGTTGCGCCTCGGGCGCCTGTTGTCTCGCCGGAACCCGCATCTGTCTCGCTGCAGCCGGATTCCGTCTCGCTGACGGGCCCGAGCGTTACGCCCGCGGCCGATGTCGCCGCAGCCCCTGCCCTGCTGCCCGGCGCCGCACAGCGCGCCAGGGATGCCCGCAGGCGCGACGACGAAGAAGCGTTGATCCTGCTGCTGCTGGAGTCCTAGCGCGCGAGGCAAGCGTGGCAGTCTGCCGCGCATGAGCCGCCTGAGAGTCGCCATTGCGTCGCTCGCCCTGTCCGCCGCCGCATTCGTGGGGCTGGCCATTCATGAGGGCTACAGCGACACCGCCATCATCCCCGTGCCCGGCGACGTGCCGACGCTGGGATTCGGCACAACCGAGGGCGTCAAGATGGGCGACAAGACGACGCCCACCAAGGCCCTTGCGCGAGCCCTCTCCGATGTCCAGAAGTACGAGGGAGCACTCAAGACCTGCGTGAAGGTGCCCCTGCACCAACACGAGTACGACGCCTACCTCTCGCTGGCCTACAACATCGGGCCCACCGCCTTCTGCACTTCGACCCTGGTGAGGCTGCTGAATGACGGGCGCTACACCGACGCCTGCGACCAAATCCTGCGCTGGGACAAGTTCAAGGGCCAGCCGCTGCGGGGGCTGACGATCCGCCGACAGAAGGAGCACCGGCAATGCCTGGGCGAGCCCTGACCCTGTTCTGGGGCGCCCTGTGCGCCCTGCTGGCCATGGCCGGGACGTATGCCTACCTGGGCAAGGTCCAGGCCGAGCGGGACGCCAATCGGCTGCGCGTGACGCTGGCGGACGAGCGCGCCGACCGCGCCCGCGAGCGCGAGGCCCTGGCCAGCGAGGCACTGCGCCAGTCGGAGCGGGCCCGCACCATCGAGGCCGCATGGATCAACAAGCACCAGGAGATTGCCCGTGATGCCGAAGAAACCGCCCGCCGCGCGGCTGCTGCCGCTGCTGATGCTCGCATCGCTGGTGACGGCCTGCGCCAGCGTGCCGACCGACTCGCCACCGCAGCCGCCCACTGTCCAGCCACCCAAGACCCCACCATTGCCCCCAGCGGCCCGCCAGCCGGCCATCCCGCCGCGCTGCTTGCCGACATGCTCGGACGCCTGGAGGAAGCTGGTCGAGAACTCGCTGCGATAGCCGACGCCCGAGGCGCGGCCGGCGCCGCGTGCGAGCGCGCCTACGAGGCCTTGCGCAGCCAGTGACCCGAGGCAAGCGTGGCAGGCTTGCCGTCTATGTCCCACGCCCTTGTCTACGACGTGCCCGCAGTCGCGGCATTCATGCGCTCGCTGATTCCCGGCCTGCGCACGTCCGAGGACATGGTGGCCCTCGGCCTGCAGCGCAATGACCGGCTTGTGGCCGGCGTGCTGTACGAGGGCATCAACCCGTTCAACGCCTGGATGCACGTTGCAGTCTCGCCCGGCTTCTTGTGGTCCAGCGCCCGCACATTCCTGCGGGCCTGCTTTGCGTATCCGTTCGAGGTCTGCGGCGTGCGTCGCATCAGCGGGTACGTCAACGAGACGAACGAGCGGTCGATGCGCTTGTGTCAGGGCCTGGGCTTTCGGCCGGAAGCCTTCTTGCGGGGCGCTGCAACCGACGGGCGGGGCGTGGTGGTGATGGTCATGTGGCGCGACGAGTGCCGATTCTTGAAAGGATGAACCATGGGTTCCAGTAGCTCCCCCGCGCCGCCGCCCGATCCTCGATTGGTCGAGGCGCAAATCCGCTCCATGGGCATCCAGGACGATGCCATCGCCCGGATGATTGCCAATGCCGAGACCTTCATGCCCCTGCAGCGCGAGCAGACGCAGGTTGCGATGGAGGCGGTGCGGCAGGGCATGGCCGACGCGCGCCAAGCCGCCGTCAGGGCGGAACAGTCGTTCGCCGACTCCAGGCAGGCATTCGCTGATTCGCGCAAGCTATTCGCCGACTCGCAGGAGGATCGAACGTGGATGCTGGGCCGACGGGGCGTGCTGTCCGGGCTGCAGGATCGTCTCGTCTCCGACGCCAACGATTTCAACCTCGACCAGCGGTCGGACTCGCTCGCGCGACAGGCGGGCGCCGATGCGTCCGTGGCCATCGCCAACGCCAGATCGTCCTCGGCCAGAGACCTTGCCCGACGGGGCATCATGCCCGGCACCGGCCGATCCGATGACACAGCCCTTGTGCTGGGCGAGGCGGCCCTGAAAGCCGGTGGAATGAACACCGCCCGACGCGCCGCGCGGCAAGAAGGCTATGCCCTGACCGACCGCGCAACCAACGCACTCGCAGGCTATCCGGCAATGGGCATGCAGGCCACTGGGCAGAGCGCAATGATGTCGGCTGGCGGCATCAACGCATCCAACCTGGGCCTGGGCGCATCGGGCGCTGCACTCAACGCCTCCGGCGTCGGCGCCAACATGGCCATGGGCGGACTGAGCGCAATCAACTCGGGGCTCGCCGGCATGAATAGCGGATACGGCTCCGCGGCTGGCATCGCGGGGCAGATGGGCGCCAACGCCACCGGCATGTTCAACGCCCAGGCCGGATTCAAGAACGCGCAGGACCAGATCGCCGCATCGAGCGATCCGTTCAACACGATGCTTGGGGCGGCATCCGGCGCGGCCATGACCAAGTTCCTGTCCGACCCGCGCCTGAAGACGGGCGTGGTCCCCGTGGGCCGCGACGAGCGCACGGGCCTGGGCCTATACGAGTTCGCCTACATCGGTGCGACCGACGGCAAGCGTTACCGGGGGGTCATGGCCGACGAGGTGGAACGCAAGTACCCGGACGCCGTATCGCATGACGACCTCGGTTTCGCATCCGTGGACTACGGGCGCCTGGGTCTTGAAATGGTGGAGGTCTGAGCGATGGCAGCGTTTCAATCCGGGTTCCAACTGGGTAGCCGCATCGCAACCGATGCCCTCGACCGCAAGGAGCGGGCCGAGCGGCAGAAGAAGGAAGACGAAGAGCGCGAGCTTCGCAAGGAAGCGGCCCGCCTGCAGATCAATGCCGCCACCGAAGAGGCTCGCAGACGCTCCGAGATCGCGCAGCTTACGCGCGGCCTGACCGACACGATCCAAGGGATCGACCGGCCCGCAACCAATGCGGCCCTCGATGCCGACTTCAACGCGGCACTGCAGGCGTCAGACAACGCCGTGATGGCCGAGAACGCAGCGCGCCAGGGCGTGCCCATTGCTGCCACCCAGGCGCCGGCTGCCGCAGCGCCAGACACCGCCGTCGGGCCTGCGCCCGCAGTGACGGGCCCGGCCGCGGGCATCATGCCCGCCGTTCGCGGGGGCTCCAACGCAGCCAACGAGCAGGCGCTGACAGTGCGCACCGCCGTCGATCCCCTATCGCCTGAGTACCGCCAGCGAGTCTCTGGGCAGATGGCCGCCATTGCCGCAGCCAACGGCAACATCGAGCAGCTACGCGCCCTCGATGCAGAGCGCCGCACCGTGGCCGAAGACGCGCTCATCGCGCAGCGCACGAAGGAATACAAGGCCACCGACGATCAGATCGGCGCAACGACGGTCTTCGTCAACCAGACATCGCGCCGGATCACGATGTCCACGCCCGACAGAAACGGGCTGGTGGGGCTGTCCGTGGTGGCGCCAGATGGTCGCGCACGATTCGAGACCCTGAGCCGCGGCGAGCAGGCCAAGCTGTACGCCGCCGTCGGCCTGCTGGACGTGAACCCGACGCGCGCCCTGAAGATGATGGAAGAGGTCAACAAGGACCTCGCCCAGGCAGTCAGGGACGAAAACCTCGTGACGTCCCAGGTGGCGACCAACACGAACACGGTCGCGCAGACGAGCGCCAACATCGACAACATCAAGGCGGACAACAAGCGCGCCGATGACGCTGCCGCCGCCACTGCCGCCGCCTCTGCCAACGCACGCAAGGAAGCGGAGGCCAAGGCCACCGCCGCCGTTGCGCTCTACAAGCAGAACAACCCGACCGCCACGGCCGCAGACCTTGAGGCGGTACGGCGCGGAATCCTGAGCGCCGCGCCGACCGCAATCGGCAAGGACGCGCCCGCGACCGTGCAGCTTGCCAAGTGGGCGCTCGATGCCAAGGTGCCCGGCGTCAACAGCATGGCCGACGCCCTCGTATGGGCCAACCAGTCGCGCACGCAATCGCGCGAAGAGTTCGCCCGCGACATTTACGGCAAGGCGATCACGGCCAGCCAGGGCAGCGCCAAAGAGGCCGAGAAGGTCACCAGACAGGCGCTGGAGTTCTTCGACGCGATGCAGCCGAGCCGTGCTGGTGGAGCGCCCGCCCCTGGCGCACCGGCCACCGCGCCCACAGGTGCAGCCGGCGCCGCACCGCTGGTGTTCAACACCGCCGCCGAGGCAGAGGCCGCAGGCGCTGCGGGCAAGATTCCGCCCGGCGCCAAGTTCACGATCAAGCTGGGCCCAGGCGGGCGACCCGTCGAGGGCGTGCAGTGGCTGCCGGCGCAGGCCGCACCCGCCGCGCCCGCCGCAGTGCCCACGCCCGCACCCAGGCCAACGGCGCCAGCCGCTGCAGCCCCGCGCCCGGCCATCCCCGCAGCTGCAGGCTTGCCGCGCAACCCGCAGGCAGTGGCCGACGAGTTCGCAACCATCGGCGCGGTGCCCCGTTGAGCGCCGATCACCAACTGAACAAAGGAGTACCCCATGGCCAAGACCAAGACCGCTCGCGCCATCGCCATCAGCGAAGACAACCGCTGGCGTGTTGAGAGCGACCTGAGCACCCTCATGGAGGCCGAGAAGATCAAGGCCGACCCCAAGAGGCATGCTGCAGCGCAGGCCCTGGCCAAGGAGAAGATGATGGCCGCAGCAAAGGTCGCGGCCGAAGACGCGGATTGATCCGCAAAGACCTTTGGACTTCCCCCACCAACCAACCTGAAAGGACGCGCGCATGAGCACGCTTGACGCCGACGCATTGGCCACGCTCACCCCTGAAGAGCGAGAGGCCATCGAGTCCTCCGACATGACCCCCGAGGAACTGGCCGCGATGCAGCGCATCGCTGGCGAGGAAGGCAGCGACAACGACGACGACGACGACGATGATGAGGCGTCGAGCAATGCCGCCCCCGTCGAAGGCAAGGGCGCCGCCGACGACGCCACCAAAGCAGCCGATGCACCGACCGCCCAGGCCAATGCAGCCGAGGCCCCCGCCCCTACGCAGGCCCGCCAGCAAGGCCCGCGCTACGACGCGCCCCTTCCCGCGGACTACGACACCAAGGTGCAGGAGCTTACCGAGCGCGAAGCGGAGTTGAAGCGCAAGTTCCGATCCGGCGAAATGGAGTTCGACGACTTCGAGACCCAGCGCGCCGAGCTTCTGAGCGAGCGCGAGACGCTGACCATCGCGCGCACCAAGGCCGAGATCAGCCAGGAAATGACCGCGCAGAGCGCGCAGCAGGCTTGGCAGAACACGGTCGAATCGTTCCTGGACAAGGCAGCCAAGGAAGGCGGGCTCGACTACCGCAAGGACTCCGAGAAGATGGAGGACCTGGACCAGTTCGTGAAGACGCTGGCAGCCAAGGCCACCAATTCGGACAAGCCGATGGAGTGGTTCCTGCAAGAGGCGCATCGCCGCGTGCAGGCCCTGCATGGACTGAGCGCGCCCGCGCCTCGCGCGGACACCCGCACCACGACGCCCTCGGCCGACAAGGCTGGGACGCAGCGACGCACCCCGCCCGTAGATGCGGTGCCTGCGACGCTGGCCAACGTGCCGGGCAGCGATGGCCCAGGCGACGTCGATGGCGAGTTCGCCGACGTGCTTGCCCTCGATGGCATGGCCTACGAGGCAGCCATCGCGCGCATGACGCCGACGCAGCGAGAGCGTTTCCTGCGCGCGGCCTGAAGATGGAGCGGGAGCGCATGCCGTCACTGATGATGGACGTCCGCCCTGGGGAGAGGGTTGTCTTCTCCCTGGGCAATGGACTCAATGAAGCCGTGGCCGTTGTCGAACTTGCTCAGAAACAGAAGTCCGGCCAACTGGTGCGGCTGCGCGTGACAGCGCCTCCCGCCGTTCAAATCGAGAAGTCACACATCGAGGTCGCCAACCAAGCCGTGCCAAGCGTGGCAAGGTAGCGCCTACACGCTGAAAAGCAGCAAGCGAGCGCAGGACGTGCTCTTTGAGGTTCAACCCAAAGGAGTGTTTCCATGGCTCGCACCATCGTAGGGGTCAACGATCCCAAGGCGATCAAGAAGTGGTCTGGCCTTCTGGCCTACGACCAGTCCCAGAAGTCCTATTTCAGCCAACGCTTCATGGCGCGCGGCGCCGAGGCCGAGGTGCCCATCCAGATTCTCACGGACCTGGAGAGCGACGCAGGCGAGCAGATCAGCTATGACCTGCTGGCCGAGTTGAAGATGGCCCCCGTCGAGGGCGAGGACATCCTCGAAGGCAAGGAAGAGGCGCAGAAGTTCTACACCGACCAGATTTACATCGACCAAGCGCGGTGCGGTGTGAACACGGGCGGCAAGATGACGCGCAAGCGCACCCTGCACGACCTGCGCGAGAAGGCCAAGCGCCAGCAATCCGGCTGGTGGGCTCGCCTGATGGATGAACTGCTGTTCATCTACCTGTCGGGCGCCCGTGGCGTGAACCCGAACTTCCTGCTGCCGCTGGGCTACAGCGGCCGCGCGAACAACAGCCTCGTGACGCCGGACGACAACCACCGTCTGTACGGCAACGACGCGACGGCGTTCAACAACATCGACTCGAACGACAAGTTCAACCTGCGGCTGATCGACCGCGCCAAGACCAAGGCTGATGCCCAGGGTGGCGGCGCGACGAACATCCCGGTGTTGCAGCCTTGCAAGATCGACGGCAACGAGACCTTCGTGGTCTGCATGCACACGTTCCAGGAGGACGACCTGCGCGCAGACACGAGCACCGGTCAGTGGCTGGACATCCAGAAGGCCGCAGCCGGCGCCGAGGGTCGCAACAGCCCCTTGTTCAAGGGCAGCCTGGGCATGTATCGCGGCGTGATCCTGCACTCGCACCGCAACGTGATCCGCTTCAACAACGCTGGCTCCGGCGCCAACGTCGAGGCCGCTCGCGCCCTGTTCATGGGCTCGCAGGCCGCTGTGGTCGCCTTCGGTTCGCCGGGCACCAACATGCGCTTCGACTGGCACGAAGAGACCCGCGACAACGGGGACAAGGTGGTCATCACGACCTCCTCGATCTTCGGCATGAAGAAGGTCACGTTCACGCACGACGGCACTGGCGCGCAGGACTTCGGGGTGTTCAGCCTCGATACCGCCGCAGCCGCGCGCTGATCCAGGCAACACGACACGAACAAGGAGCACGCATCATGCCCTTCACCAACTCCAACGACTATCTCGACGGTCGCAAGCCCCCGGTCTTCCCGGCCGGTGGCGAAGTGGTCGCCGTGCGATTCCCTATCGCACTGGTGGCCGCCGACCTGGACGCCAACGACTGCGGCGCCGTCGCGGTCCTGCCTGCCGGCTGCGTGCCGGTGGGGCTGGTCTACGACTCCGACGACCTGGACACCAACGCGAGCCCGACGATCTCGGCCGCTGTGGGCCCGGTCAACGCTGGCGCTACGGACCTGTCCTCGACCTGGGCCAGCGGCATCACCGCCAGCCAAAGCGGCGCGTCGGCCAACGTGGCTCTGTCGAGCGCAGCGATGCGCTTGGCCGCGTCCGGCAGCGACACCCGGATCGGCATCAAGTTCACCGCAGCCGCAGCCACCAAGGCAGCCGGCGAGGTTGGCCTGACGCTGCTTTACCGCGCCGTCTGATCGCGCGGCCAACTCCCGCAGGGTGAGCGACCCGCTGGGGGCGGGTTGCTCTTGAAGGGGGGAGGCGACTTCCCCCTTTCTTTTTGGAGATCGACATGAAGCTCACGACCTCGATTCAGCCCCGCAGGGATGGGACGGTCACTGCGACTGTTCCCGGTGGCGACAAGTTCGTGTTCAAGGCCGGCCCCTCGGGCGACCTGGAGTGCGACGTGGCCGACGAGGCTGCAATCGCGGCCCTCCTGCAGACCGGCAACTTCTACCCGGCCGACGAGGCGGACTTCGAGCAGGCGCTTGCCGTCATCAAGCCGGTGGGCGAGGGCGACGAAGACGCCGAAGCCAAGACCCAGGAAGAGCCCCTGCCGGCTAGTCTGACCGCGCCCGCACCGCGCCGCGGCAAGTCTCGCGCCGCCTGAGATCGCCCCAGCCGTGGCCACTTGGTCCGACCTTCACCCGGATGTCCTGGTCTTCGTGCCGGGCTGCCCGGACCCGTTCCTGAACCAGGAACTTCGCCGCGCTGCGACCGAGTTCTTCCGCGACAGCCGGGCCTGGGTGGAGTGGCTGACGCCCATCGTTGTCGTGGGCACCCAGCGCGAGTACGCCCTGCCCTTGCCGACCGACAGCGCACTGGTAGGCCTTGAGAGCGCGACCACTGACGGCAACCCGACCGAAATCCTGTCCTTCCTGGCGCAGGAGAAGAACCCGGCCACGCGCGAGAACGAGCGCCCCGGCATCGTGACGGGCGACTTCGTTGAGATCACCCTTACCCGCGCCTTCGCGCCGGGCGCCAGCATCGAACTGCAGGCGTCCCTGATGCCCAGCCGCAGCGCCGAAACGCTGCCCGACGCGCTGATGCAGCGGTATGCCGAGGCCATCGTCGCAGGGGCGCGCTACCGCCTCATGCGCACCCCGGGCCCGCTGCACAACCCCGAGGGCGCCAGCACGGCATTGGCCGAGTACCAGCGGCACCTGGGCAAGTTCACTTTCCAAGCCTATCGAGGCAACGCCCCGTCCGTGCCGCGCGCACGGCCGAAGTGGTGTTGAGCGTCAACTAGGAGCGCCAAGGCATGCCTATCGCAGCCCAGTCCATCATCCACCGCTGCGTCGATACGCTGCAGGACACCACGTCGATCCGCTGGGCGGTGGCCGAACTGGTGCGCTACCTCAACGACGGGCAGCGCGAGATCATCGTCCATCGGCCGGACGCAATGGCCACCACCGCCGCGCACACCCTGGCCGCTGGAACCCGTCAGACGATCCCCACCAACGGGACCAAGCTGATCGAGGTCATTCGCAACTCGGGCGGCAACAAGCGATCTGTCCGCCTGTGCGCGCGGGAAATCCTGGATGCCTCTGTGCCGGGCTGGCACAACCTCGCGGGCGCGACGGAGATCGTTCACTTCATGTTCGATCCGCGCGACCCCAAGACGTTCTATGTCTACCCGCCTGCTGCAGCCTCAGGCGCATCGCTGGACATCGTTTACTCCGCACTGCCTACCGACGTCACGGAGCCCGCAGCGGGCACCGACTACACGGCCGTGGCCGGCAACATCAGCGTGCCCGACATCTACGGCAACGTGCTGCAGGACTACATCCTGTTCCGGTCCTACATGAAGGACAGCCAGTACGCTGGCAACGCGGCACGCGCGGCCACGCACTACGCCGCCTTCGCAAACGGGCTGGGCATCGAGATCAAGGCCACGGTAGCCGTCGCGCCGACAAGCCCGGGCAACCCGAACCATCCTGCTGCATCAATGGCTGCGGCTGGTGTACCAGGAAACTGAGCGGCCCAAGCCGCAGGATCGCGCGCAGAAAGGACTCGCAATGCTGGACAAGGCAGACATCGCCAATCACACGATGGATGGAACCATCGCGGCAGTCGGATCGAAAGCCACCTACACGGGCGCCGGCATGACCGTCGGGGGCTGGCTTCTCAGCAGCGAGTTCGCAGTGCTCATGGGCATCGTGATTGGTGTCGCCGGCTTCTTCGTCAACTGGTTTTACCGGCACCGCCAGGACGAGCGTGAGCACGCCGAGCACGAGGCCAGAATGCGCGCCTACGAAGACGGCACGCGCGACAAAGACGACTACGTTGTCCCGATGAGGCGGAAGTGAGCAGCCATGGCGCTGATTCGCGTCAGTGGCTTTGCCGGTGAATCTCGCGCAGGCCACCCTACCCTACTACCCGAGCAGATCGGCACCATCAGCCGCAACCAGAAGCCGGGCCGCGGAGACCTGCGCCCCTGGAAGCAGCCGAACACGGTGGCAACCATTCCGGCCGGCCGGCAGACGATCTACCGCATGGGCAGGGACGTCGCCAGCCACTCGCAATACTGGCTAAGCTGGGCCGGCGTCGTGCATGCCGTGCGCGGCTACGACACGGCAGACACCACCGAGCGCACCTACTACACGGGCGACGGCATCCCCAAGGCCACCGACAACACCGCGCTCGACGGCACCGACCCGCAGGACAACCCAGGCGGCAACTGGCGCCCGCTCGGTGTGCCCGCGCCAGTGGGTGCGCCAACCATCACAACCAGCGGCACGGGAACATCCGACGAGCTGCAGACGGTCTTCTACGTCTACACCTACGGAACCACGTGGGGCTGGGAATCCGCCCCGAGTTCCGTCAGCGCAGAAAACACCCGCAAGACCGACGAGGCAGCCACGATCACCAACTTCGCGGCCCCGCCCTCCGGTAACTACGGGATCGACAAGATTCGCATCTACCGCACCGAGACGGGCGCGAGCGGTGCGACCGAGTTCTTCTTCCTGCGCGAGATCGGCATCGGCACTGCAAGCACGACCGACGACAACCGAACGCTGGGCGAGGTGCTGCCCACGACCACCTGGGCGATGCCCCCGGCCGGCATGACGGACCTGACCGCGCTGTGGAACGGCATGCTGGCCGGCATCAGTGGGCGCGCGGTGAAGTTCTGCGAGCCCTACACCCCCTATGCGTGGCCCACCCGCTACGACGTGGTTCCGCCCGACTCGACGCCCGTGGCCTTGGGGGTCTTCGGGCAGAGCCTTCTGGTGCTGACCACGGGCCGGCCGCTTCTGGTGCAGGGCTCGACACCAGAGTCCATGGATCAGGTCCCGCTGGAGATTCCGCAGGGCTGCGTGGCCGCGCGCTCCGCAGTGAGCATGGGCACGGGCGTGGCCTGGGCGAGCGCCGACGGGCTGTGCTGGTACGGCGCAGGCGGGCCCCGCATCCTCACGGCCGGCCTGATGACGCGCGAGGACTGGCAGGCCCTGGTGCCGACTTCCATCATCGGCCGCATGTACGAAGGGCTCTACTTCGGCAGCTACGACGACGGGTCCGGCCGCAAGGGCTTCATGCTGAACCCGGCCGACCCGAACGCAGGCATCTACTTCCTCGACACTGGCTACTCGGCGATGCACTTCGACGAGTTGCTGGATCAGCTTTACGTGCTCGATGGCACCGCGGTTCGCCGCTGGGATGCTGGCGCATCGCCCATGACGGCCCGCTTCCGCTCCAAGCAGTTCAGGGCCTCGCAGCCCGTGACCCTTGCGGCCGCAGAGGTCCAGGCCGACGCCTACCCGGTGACGCTGCGCGTGGACGCCATGGGCCTTCCGGCCGCCACCGTCACGGCCCTGGTGGCGCGCAATCCCACGTACTTCTCGGCGCCGGACGCGACCACGTTCCGCTGCACCCTGTCGGTGCCCAGTGCGGACTCCGTGCGCCTGCCCGACGGCTTCATGGCCTCTGACTGGCGCATGGAGATCGAGTCCACGGGCGCAATCCAGTCCGCGGCCCTTGCCAGCAGTGTCGAAGAACTCCGTCAGGTCTGAGGAACCCGGCCGCCATGTCTGACCGCAAAGACCTGCCGACCCCAAGCGCGACGAACTTCGAGGCGCGGGTACGCGAGACCCTGATGACGTACCTCGGGCGCACTGGCGACCCGCTGGACCGAGGGGTGACGCTGCGCGACCTGATTGATGGTGGCCTCGCAAGGCTGCGATCTGGGCGCACGCTGACGACGGCCTCTGTCGGCGGCTCTTCCCTGCCAATCGAGTCAGTGGCGCAGGAGATCGAGCCCGACCTGACGCCACCCCCGACGCCGACGGGATTCGCGGTGTCTGCTGGCATCAACATGCTCTTCATCGAGCATGACGCGCCCACCTACAAGCAAGGCCACGGGCATCTGCGCACGCGCCTGTACGGCAAGATCGTCAACCAGGGAGACCCGCTACCGGTCTTCGCCGACGCCGCTGAAATCAGCCAGTTCACGGGCGAGATCCACTCCTATCCCAGCAACCCGTCTACGCAATGGCGGTTCTGGATCAAGTGGGAAACCGCCGACGGCGTGTTGAGCATCGCTCCGGCTGGCGGCACGAACGGCGTGGCTGCCGGGACGTCAACGATTCGAGGGGTTGACCTCGGGCCCCTGATCGTCGAAGCGAACAACATCGCCAACGGCGCCTTGTCCACTGGCAAGTTCGCCAACGGCATCGAGCCGGTAACGGTCGTGACGGGCTCAACGGTCCCGACCACGAAGTCCACCAACACCATCTTCCTGACTGGCACGGGCAAGCTGTACCGCTGGAACGGCACGGCCTACACAAAGGATGTGGTCGCCGCGGACGTCGATTCCCGCGGCCTGGACGTCAAGGCCGCGGACGGCTCTGTCGTCTTTGGCTCCAACGGCTTCATCGGCAACAACGCATACCTGACGGTCGATGGCAACAACATCAACCTGTCGGACCTTGCAGCGTCGCAACTGGTGCCGAACCTGAACTTTGTCGGCTCCTTCGCCAGCCCGCCAACCCAGGCGCAGCTTGGAAACAAGTGGCTCCAGAACGCGGTCTACCGCAACACCACCGACGGCTACCTCTACGTCCTGACCGGCACGCCGCTCGACTGGGTTCTGTACCTGCAAGACGGCTTGTCGTTCGTGCTGACGGTGGAGTCCACCAACGGCACCACATTCCGGGTCGGGCAGAACACCAGCACGCTCCTGAAGGGGCGGCTTTTCAAGAACGGCGCGGAGGTCACCGACGTGACCCCGGCTGCGTGGTTTCGCTGGCGTCGCGTGTCGGCGATCCCGCAGGCGGCGCCTAACGACGACGCGACTTGGAACGCGGCCTACCAGACCGGATACAAACAGGTGTCCATCAGCGTTGACTCGGTGTACGCGCGAGCCACGTTCTTCTGCGACATCATCAGCACGTAAGGGAAAGCATCATGCCCATCGTCTCAACTGGTCAGATCACCATCGTCGATACCAACGACGCGAGGTCGATCACCGCGTTTCTGGCGGCCAACCAGGGCGCCCAGCAGGTCTACACCAAGGACGAGGCGACCGTCGGCTACACGCCCTCGTGGTTCTCGACGCCCATTGTCATCACCCCGCAGATTTCCATCGGGGGACTGTCTGCGGCGCAGGCCTGGGCGGCGCTCACCAACAAGACGTTCGCCCTGACGGCGGGGGGCGCGGCACTGACCACGGCCTCGACCTCGACGAGCTTCGTCAACAACTCCGACGGGCAACTGACAACGCCCTTCACCGTCAGCCACGCGGCCAATGGCTCCAGCACGGCCTCGACGTTCACGATCACTGGCAACCTGAAGGACAGCGTGGCGGTCTTTACGCTCTTCTTCGACGCGGACTTCGTTGACCCGACCACGGGTCTCGTGACGCACATCACGGCGCAGATCACGCTCAACACGGTCAAGACCGGCACCAACGCGGTATTCATCGCCCTGCGCGGCCAAACCAGCATCGAAGACGCCACGGGCGCGACCAAGAACAACATCGCCATCGCGGCCGATCTGGTGCGCTCTGGCGGCATCGACACCAGTGGCCTGACGTACAAGTGGTACGAGGGTGGCGGCGCGACGCAGATCACGACCTCGATGCCCTCGGTGTCAACCAAGTACGGCATGAAGACTGTCGCGGCCCCGACGGTGCCCACCGGCGCCGGCTCCGACCTGAACGTCAACATCCCGACGGCTGCCGGCAACGCCCAGAACACGCTGGTCATCAACGAGTCCGCGGTGGTTGACATCGGGGTGTACCGGGTAGACATCACCGACGGCGACAGCAAGACCTATACGGCCTACTTCACGATCTACGACGTCAGCGACCCGTACCAGACCATCGTGTCCTCGTCGTCCGGCGACAAGCTCCAGAACGGCCAGGGCAGCACCCAACTGACACCCCGCGTCTACTACGGCGCCACTGAAGTCACGCCGCTGACTGGGTGGTCTTTCATCTGGACCTTCTACGACAAGAACGGCAAGCGGGGGGCCTTCGTGGACACGGCCAAGATCAGCACGGCAGGCGGCGCCCCGATCACGGCCAACGGCACGGGCGCGTCGGCGACCTTCAACTACAGCGGCACCAGCTACGCATTCGTGGCCGGGGACATCGTGAAGGCGGTCAAACCCAACGGCGACGCCTTCTTCTACGAGGTGGCTTCGAGCGTGGCCAACCAAGTCACGATCCGAACGCCCTCGACAAATGCGTGGCTGAACTTCACCGACTTCCCGGCGCCGTCGGCTTCGACCGACTTCGTGGGCGGCAGGCTCTACGGCTGCATGGGCTCTGGCGGGCAGCGCACCACATCGGCAGGCGCCGCCGTGGTCCTGACCGGCGATGAGGTTGACGTGAAGGCCCGCATCTTGTGCGAGGCCAACCGGCCGTAAGGAGCGCCCGTGCCCATCGTCAGCACCGGCCAGATCACCATCGTTGACGTCAACGATGGCCTGGACGTCAGCCTGTCCGCGAACGGCGTCGTGCTGGCCGCAGATACGGCTGGCACGGTGGGGTCCTTCTCCACTGCCGAGACAACCCTGGCCATCCGCGAGGCCGGGGTGGACACGAGCGCAAGCTGGACTTTCTACATCTCGGCCACGGGCGGGGGCATCAGCTACCGCGACAGCGACGACGCGGCAGACCGCACGGGCACGGGCAGCGTCAACGGGCTGCTGACCGGCACCACGGGGTACGTGAAGGTTGTCGCCCTGAGCCAGGACCTGTCGTACCTGGACATCACGGCCATCAAGGGCACGCAGACCGTGGTGCGGCGCTTCAGTGTCGCCAAGGCCCGCCAGGGTGCGACGGGGGCCACTGGTGCGACTGGGCCTCGCGGCACGATCTCGACGTCAGCGGCGACGGCGGGCACCGCGTGGTCCGACACCGAGGCCAACACGGCGATCTCTGCGGCCGGGGGCGGAACTCCTGTTCAGGGCGACGTGGTGACGCTCTACAACACGGGCGCCTCGTTCTCGCAGACCCGGGTGCGATCCAGCGGCGGCACGTGGTCGCCCCTGACGGCCTTCTTCGGCGGCGACGTGATCGTGGACAACACGCTGGCGGCGTCGAAGATCGTGGCCAACTCGATCACTGCGGGCCAGCTTGCCGTCGGGGCAGTCACTGCCGACAAGATCGCAGCCAACGCCATTGCAGTCGGAAGCGCGGCCATTGCGAACGGCGCCATCACGAACGCGATGATCGAGAACGCGACGATCACAAGCGCCAAGATCGCCGAGGTCTCTGCGGACAAGGTGTCGGCCGGCACCATGCAGGTCGGGGCCTACATTCAGTCCAGCAACTACGCATCGAGCGGCGGCACGCAGGGCTGGCGCATCAACGCGGATGGCACGGCGATCCTCAACAACGTCCAGGCCCGCGGCGACATCAACGCCACCAGCGGAACCATCGTCGGCGCGACCATCGCCACGGCGGCATCAGGCCAGCGGATCGTGCTCGACAGCCGAGGCCTTCTGTTCCTCACCGGGGCCTCGTCAGGAAAGTACGGCACCTTCAAGTACGGCGCCAAGAAATATGGCTCTGGCGTGCTGGTCTACTTCAACAACGCCGACAAGCGAGTCCCGTTCTATGTCTCCGGCGAGCAGAACGTGGCCGACATCCACCTCTACAACCGGGGCGCTAACCCGACAGGGGCGACTTATGAGGCGGGCGACATGATCTGCGTCAACGGCCGCCTGAGAATCTTCGTGCCCGCGCTAGGCGGCTGGAAGCAAGTCGCCCTGGAGCCATAAGGAGAACCCATGCCAACCAATTACCCAGGCGCACTGGACTCGTACACCAACAAGGTCGATGGTGTAACCGACGTCCTGGCCGCCGACACCAACAACCTGCAAGACGCGATGGTCGCGGTGCAGACGCGGATCGGCGTAACTTCAAACCCTACATTCCTGCCGCGTGCTGGCGGGACGATGACGGGCGGCTTGACCATGGGCGCCGGCATTTTGTCCAACGTGGGGTACGGAACGCCCGCCTTGCGTACATCAGGGGACATTGGTGGCTCCTACGCAAGCTGGTCCAACGACAGGGGGCCGGCGTTACAGGTGGACGCGCCAACGAATAGCTCTGCATACATGATCTGGCGAGCTACCAAGTGGAACGAACGGCACCTTGCTGGCATGGATGCTTACGCCGGAGGGACAAGTAGCTCCACACCAAGAGTTGACCTGCACGTCGGCACGACCACAAACGCCTTTGTCTTCGAGCAAGGCGGCAATTTCACTGCCGTCGGCAACGTCACCGCCTACTCCGACGAGCGCCTGAAAACCAACTGGCGCCCACTGCCCGCCGACTTCCTGACCCGCTTCGCAGCCGTCAAGCACGGAGCCTACGAGCGCACCGACACCGGGGCTACCCAGGTCGGCGTGAGCGCGCAGAGCCTGCGAGAGGTCATGCCAGAAGCCGTGATGGAGAACGACGAGGGCATGCTGTCCGTGGCCTACGGCAATGCAGCCCTGGCCGCGTGCGTGGCGCTGGCCAAAGAGGTAATGAGCCTGCGCGATGAAGTCCGCGCACTGAAGCAGAAGCTGGGCGAGTAATGGGAACCGTCACCCAGCGCAACCTCGCGCACGTCCAGGCCCAACTGGGCGGGGCCAACCCGATCTCGCTCAGCGAGTATTACCGGGGCGGGGCTTATGTGCCGAGTCTGCGCAACGTCATCGTCTATGAGCCGGCCGGGGGTGGGTTTACTTTTTCGTCCGGTTCTACGTTTTGGGCGAACTATTACAACTACGACAGCGGAACCAAACAGACCTATTACAACTCAAGTAGCATTTACTGGAGCGGGGTGCTGATTAGCGAGTTCCAGGGCGAAAACACCACCACCTTGACTGTCGGGTCCTACACATATTACCGAGGGTCGTCGGTAGGCGGAAGCGTCTACCAAATCCGCCGTACCTCAATCAGCCAAGTTTCAATAAACACCGGAGTGCCCAGCAGTGGCGCTATTTCCCTGAATCAGCTTCTCGGAGCGGAAAACCCATGAACTACACATTCAAGATCACGTCAGTGCGGGCGTTTCCGCAGCGCGGGGAGTACGAGAACGTCATCGCCAAAGTCGGCTGGTCCGTCGAGTTCGAGCGCGACGGCTTCAAGTCACTGGGCCTGGGCGAGACATCCTTCGACGTTGACGGCATCCAGTCGTTCACTCCGTTCGATCAGGTCACCAAAGAGCAGATCGTGGCCTGGGTCATCGAGCGCGAGGGCGGCCCGGCCTTCATGGCGATGCTCGCCCAGGTGCACGGCGCGGCCATCGACGCAAAAGCCCTAGACGCCGAGACGCAGAGCATGGCGCTTCCGTTCGTTGAGCCCTCGCCGGTGGCGCCACCCACCATCGTCTACGACCTTGAGCAGATCGCCGAATGACCGCGCTGACTGACGTGCCCACCCGCCAGCAGTGGCGAGCACACGAAGAGGCCCGGCAGGGCCAGATCGTCGTTCAAGCAATGACGGCCTTCGGCTGGAAGGTGCACCGCCACGTCATGCCGGTGGGTAGCAAGCTGGTCACGCAGGCGGCGGCACCGATACCCAGGTCCAAGTCCAGCAACCTGACGCTCTTCGTCCGTGGACGGGCCACGCTGACGCACGAGGACGGCACCGTGTACCCGGATCGGGTCCCAGGCATGTTCTCCGGCGACCGGCCCGACACACCAGCCGGCAGACTCACTCACTTCGTGGTCGAGGAACTGGAGTTCTGGTGCTTCAACTGGCACGCCAACCGTGGTGCGCTCCCAGAACTGTCGGTGCTTCGCGTCGATGACGGCGGCACCTTCTCGCCTTTGCCTGGGCAGCGGGTAATCACGTGTGCGGGCGTCCTTGGGTCGCGCCCGGCTGGCACCGCTTTCGTCAGCGATGGCGCCGCCCTGGTGGCGTCAGGTCAGGTCTACGGTTTCTTGATAGGGGGTGCCCGTGTTTAGACATGCTTGGTGGCATATCGGCTTTGGCTACGTGATCGGCGTCATCGGCATCGCCGTCGGACTGGCTTTCGTTGCGGCGGGCCACGTCAGCCCGTGGTGGCTTCTGGCGTGGTTCGTCATGCACCACTTCAACACGGCTGTCGTGTCGGGAGGGATGCACCGATATTTCGCGCACGGGGCCTATAAAACCTCCCGCTTCTGGCACAACTTCATCGCGCTCTACAGTGCGCCCCTGCTGTACGGATCGCCCTACATATGGGCTACCGCGCACACCACGCACCACGTTCACTCCGACACCGACCTCGACCCCCACGAGAACAACTGGAAGTACCTGCTCTTCAAGAAGTTCCGCAATGTCCCCATGGTCATGAGCCGCGTCAAGAAGATCGCCGGGGACCCGGTGCTGGACTTCGTTCACCGATACGGCCTTGCGATATGGGCGGTCTACGCAGGCGTCCTGTTCTACGTCTCGCCGACGGTGTTCCTGTTCGCTTACCTGATGCCGATGGGCACCGCGCAAGTCTTCGGCGTCGTCCACCAGTTTCTGAGCCATCGGCAGCACACCGGCGCCCGGGACCTACCCTGGCTTGAGTTTGTCTTCCCGCTGGGCGGGGAGTGGCAGCACAAGGTTCACCACGACCACCCGGGCCGGGCCGACTTCCGCACCCGCTGGTGGCACCTGGACATGGGCGCGGTGTTCATCCGCCTGATCCGGCGAGCCTGATCCGGCGAGCCTGATCCCATCATCGTCCCATCGACGGGCCTCGCGCGCGCGAGGAACCTGTGGCGCACTGCACCAGCCGCCACGGAGAACCCGATGGGCCGACGCCCGACCAAGCACCTGAACCTGCCCAGCGGCCTACGGGCCCGCACCAAGCCCAGCGGGCGGACCTACTACTACCTGGACACGGGCGGCAAGCCCAGGCGCGAGATTCCCCTCGGCCCGGACTACGTGATCGCCGTCACCCGCTGGGTCGAGTTGACCAAGACCGAGAACGTGGCGCCCGTCACCACGTTCAAGGACGTGGCCGACCTGTACCTGCAGCGGGTGGTGCCCACCAAGGCGCCCCGCACCCAGGCCGACAACATCAAGGAGATGGCCAAGCTCCTGGAGTTCTTCAACGACCCGCCCATCGCCTTCGAGGCCATCGAGCCGCAGCACGTGCGCCAGTACCTGACGTGGCGAGGCGAGACGGCCAAGGTCCGCGCCAACCGCGAGAAGGCCCTGCTGTCGCACATCTGGAACATGGCCCGGGACTGGGGCGTCACCGCCCTGCCCAACCCCTGCGCAGGCATCAAGGGCTTCAAGGAGACCGGCCGGGACATCTACGTCGAGGACGAGGTGCTGCAGGCGGTCTATGCCGCGGCCAGCCAGCCGCTGAAGGATGCAATCGACCTTGCCTACCTGACCGGCCAGCGCCCGGCCGACGTGCTCAGGATGTCAGCCACCCACGTCCGCGACGGGGTTCTGAGAATCGGCCAGGGCAAGACGGCCAAGAAGCTGCGCATCGAGCTTGAGGACTCCACCGGCCCCAACGCCCTCGGCCTGAAGCTGGCCGAGATCGCCGAGCGCAAGCGCCAGAACCGCGTGCTCGACCTCGCCCTGGTGGTCAACCGGCAGGGCTCCAGGCTGACCGCCTACGGCCTGGACAACGCCTTTGATGACGCCCGCGAGAAGGCTGCCAAGGCGGCCAGGAAGGCGGGCGACGAGGACATGGCCACCGCCATCGAGGCCTTCCAGTTCCGCGACCTGCGCGCGAAGGCCGGCACCGACAAGGCCGACGCCGACGGGCTGCAGGCGGCCCAGCGCCAGCTTGGGCACAAGAACATCCGCATGACCGAGCACTACGTCCGCCTGGGCGATAGGGTCACGCCCACCGCCCGGAAAGCCGGTCCGCAACCGTAGCCCGCTGCCTTGTGAATCAAGGGCTTGCGGTATCCGTCTGCGGATAGTTGCGGACCGGGATTCGGCGTAAGTACCTGATTTGTAAGGCGGTGCACCGAGGACTGTTAATCCGCAGGTCCCTGGTTCGAGCCCAGGTCGGGGAGCCACAACAACGCAGCGCGGCGCGGTAGTGCCCGCTAACCTAGACGGCAGTGTTTTGCGGCCCGGTCCGCAAAGCCTGCCGGCCTCGGTTCACGAGACCCCTAGCCATCTGCATCATCAAGGCGTCGCCGAAGTTGTTGAAGGCGATGTTGACGCATGCAGCAACCACCCTGCAGTTCTCTCGGGTGTAGCCCTGGCTGCTGTCTTTGCGGTCAATGCTTGGTGCCCACGGGCGGATTCTGCGAGCGGTGTCCCAGTTTTCGTTGAACCGAAAGCCGGTCAGCGAGCATCGTCCGCCAGACTCTTGAAGCAAGCCGCGCACGTCATCAAGCGTCATGGACACCGGGAGGCCGCGCGCCTTTGCGCCCTTCAGGACCTTGCGGTATAGCTCGCTTGCGGCTTCGTCTTTGAGAGCCTCGCTGTGCCGAAAGCCTGTCATCCCAAGCTGGCTTTTGATCTTGCCTGCGTCTTCCAGGGCCCGCTGAAGATCAGACCCAAGCGGGTGCTCATATCGGCGCCCGTCGCGCTTCATGGTGAGGTAGTAGTAGACGCGGCCGGACGCCTTGCGCCGCGCCACCACGTACTTCGGCAACTTGGTTGTGTCAATCTTGGGCATGGCGCATTGTCACTGCGCCACCTTCTCGCGCGTCTCCTGGTTCAGCTTGCGCAGCTTCTCCCGCTGAACTTCCATCTTCCGTTCGTACTCCGCTTCGCTGATCCCGTTCATGTTGCGCTGCCGCTGCAGCCCGTTCATGACGGTCTCGATCTCCTTGCGCTGCGCCCCTGCGCGCCCCAGCGTGTTGCGTCGCAGCACGTCGTCTGGGTAGCTGCCCAGCTTCACGCCGACCGACGAGGCCATGGCTTGCGCCATCGACTGCTGCCGGCCGAAGGCATCCGTCTTGCCGGTTCCGGCATTGACCAGGGCGTCGGTCGCGTAGGTGCCCGGCAGGCCCGGCAGGTTGGGTGCAAACCCCTTGTAAAGGTGCTCGAAGACCTTGGCCGAGGACTCGGCCGGGGTGTCCGTGCCCAGCGTGATCGGCTTGCCCGTGAACGCGCTCTTGTTCATCAGGACCTCGCCCAGGATGACCAGCGGCCCGCCCGGCATCAGGCCCGGGGGCACCGGCACCGCGGCCTGCGTCGCACCGGTGTCCACCACGTCACCCACTGGGATGAAGCGCCGGATGTCCAGGTACACCGGGGAGCCGTTGGCGTCGTTCCAGGGCATGCGGATGAGCTTGGGCACCACGCCCCAGACCCGGCCGGCCTTCTCTTCGGGCAGCATGCGCCGACGGCGCTCTTCGTCGTCCTCGTCGTCACCCGACATGGCCACGCCCAGCATGTTCAGGGCGCCCAGCAGCGTCGCCAGCTTCAGAATCTTGTGCGGGCGCTTGCCGGCGATTTCGAAGAGCATCGGCACCGCGCGGTAGGTGAAGGCGATGAACGGCCACGCGCTGCGCCGCATCGCGTCCACCCAGGGCGCGTTGATGTCGTAGTCCAGGAACGAGCGGCGGGCCTCCCGGCCGGCGCGCAGATCGTCCAGGCCCTGCTCCTTGGCTGCCAGCCATGCCGCCAGCCGGAACACATCATCCTCGGCCTGATACAGGTCGATCATGGACTGCGCCTCGCGGCCCAGGACGGTCGCCGGCTTGCTCTGCTTAAACGCCGCCCAGGCCTCGGGCAATTTCAGGTGCAGCAGGTTCTGCAGGGCGGCCATCACCCCGATCTGACCCTGCACCGAGGCATCGCCGTCGCGGCCCAGTTCTTCGAGCACGGCGTCCAGCAGCGGGGCCATCTGCTCGCGGGCGATCTCCTGGGTCGCCCATGACCCGATGTCGCCGCCTGCGTCGCGGTAACGGTTCATGACTTCCAGGGCAGCCTCGCGGTCGGCGATGCCGGCGCCTGCGGCCACGTTGCCGGCGCGGCCCAGGGCGCCCTTGCCGTCGCGCTGGTGCGCCGCCAGGATCAGCCGCAGGGCCTTGGCCACGTGCGCCGCCCCGACGTCGTGCCAGTCGGCCATCACGAGGTTGGCCATGACGTTGTTCATGTGCACGGCCGGCGTCAGGGCCGTCTTCGACACCTTCCAGGCCGCAAGAATCTTGCTGTAGACCTCGCCCAGGGGACGGGTCGGCCCGTTGACTGCGAACCGCACGTCGTTCCAGATCGGGCCCGGCAGGTACTTCCCGGCCAGCTTGCCGTAGCGGTGAACGCTGGTGCCCGTGATCTTGGAGTCCGGCACCTTGACCCACTCGCCGGGCTTGAATGCCCGGTGCCAGCTTTCGCTTGCCTCGACCAGAACGCCGTCGATCTCGTCGCCGTCGGCCTTGGCGAACTTCTGGGACAGGTTCTCCAGGTAGCGCCCGACCTCGACGTCGTGAACCATGCGCTGCAGGGTGCGGGCGATGGCGAAGCGGGCCTCATCGACCTCGCCCATGGCCTCGCGCTCTTCCTTGGTGAAGTCGCGCCACAGCACGACCTTGCCGCCCTTGACGTCGCGGACCTCGAAGACCTCGTTGCGCCGCCACTCGGAATACTTGTCCGGGATGCTGCGCTCCGCGGGCCAGTAGACCACTTCGAGCACCTTGCCGTCGGCCTTGCCCGTCATCCCAGGCAGCGGGATCGTGCCGGCGCCCGTGGGCTTCAGGCGCTCCAGCTTGATGAACTTCTGGTTCACCAGCCCGGTGTCGCCCTTGCCCTCGCGCTCCTTGCGGCCCCACCACTCAGGATCACCGGACTTGATCTTGGCCATGTCCACGGGCTCGACCAAGCCGCGCATGCGGTACTGATCGCCCAGGATGCGGGTGGCCTTCTGGTGCGCGCGCTGCTGCTGCGGGGTCAACTCTTCGAGGTAGCGGTCATAGGTCCGGCGCAGGTACGCGAACTTGTTGCGCTCATAGGACCTCGGGTCCAACTGGCCCAGGCGCACCGCCTCCTTGGACAGATCGTCGATCATGCGCTGCACATCCTGCAGCACCTTCACGGACTCTTCGGGCAGGCCCTGCATCATGGAGAGGTAGGCCCGGGGGTCGGACCCGTCCATGTTCATCCACTCGTAGGCGATGCGGGACTCGGCGCGCGTGAGGTTGGACAGCTTGTCCACCAGTTCACCAGCCCGGCGCAGCTGCTGGCGCTGGCGGCCCTGCAGCATGACGCGCATGTCGATCACGGCCTCGGGAACGCCGTAGTCGGACACGATGCCGGCCTTGATGGTCTCAGGGGTCAGCCGATCAAGCAGATGGCCGGCGCGGTCATAGGCTTGGCGCGCGACGAACTCCAGGCCGGTGACGCGCGACGCGGCCCGGAACACCCGATCCAGCGGCCGGGCCTTGGTCACGGGCGTGGCCAGGATGGTCTCGGCGCGCTGGGCGGGGGTCTGGCCCGGTCCCCTGGAGAACATGGGCGTGTTGGCTGGTCGCACGGCCGACAGGTCGCGCCCCTGACGAATGCGGGCCAGTTGCTCGGCGCGCATGCCGTACACGGACTTGAAGGCGTCCTCTGCCGCGTCCAGGATGGCTCGATCCGTCAGCCTGGGCTTCAGGCCGCCGTGGCGCGATGCGTAGTCCTCAAGCATGCCGCGCAGCAGGTCGGCCTTCTCGTTTGCGCTCATGTTGTCGTAGCCCATGCGCCCGCTGGACATTTCCTTCCAGGTGTTCGCAAGGTCGCGCACCACATCGGCCTCGGCGTCACCCTGTTCGCCATCACCGATCCGGCCCGCAAGCAGCGGGTTCAGCATGTCCACCGCCGTCAGTTGGTCTTCCTCAAGCTCGACAAAGTTGGACTCCAGGGCGTCCATAAGGGTTTCCAGGCGCGCGTCCAGGCGCTCAGCCAATGCGAGGTTGCCCGCCTCATAGGCCTCGTCCACGCGAGGCATCAGGGCCTTGATCTCGGCCTGCACTTGCTCAGCCGACATGCGGTTGACGTCGGAGAAGGCGCCACGCGAGAAACGAATGTCCGGGTTGGCTGGGTCGAAGGCGCCACTGTTGCCGATGGCGGACTTGATCTGGGTGGGCTCGAAGGCAATGAACACACGCTGGCCGTCGAACTCGGTGCTGCTGCCGAACTCGTCAAGCTCCTTGCGCATCGACTTCAGCGTTTGCTCCAGGCGCTCGCGCTTTTGGGTGTACGGCAGGCGCTCGCGGCGAGACACGGAGAACTCTTCACGCTTGGCCCGCTCCACAGCGTCCTGCGTGTCGCGGATGTCTTGCATCAGCGACCCGTTGTCGGTTTGCTCGAACTCGATGCCGTCGTACCCCTCTTCCTTCAGCTTGGCGCGTAGCTCTTCGGTGCTGCCACGGCCAGGGGCACTCTCGGGCATCTTGCGGCCAGCCGCACGGTGCATATTGCGCAGGAACTCGTTGAAGGTGCGGTACTTCTTCGGGTTCTGGATGCTGAGATAGACGGGATAGATCGTGTCACCGCCCGCTCCACCGGATGCCGCGTACAGGCCGGCGCCATCCTTGTCGGATGGGTTGTTGCTGAACCAAGACCCGACCGTATCCATTGAGGGGCCGCGCCACTCCAGCGTTTTCAGCCGGTCAAACACCGAGAACCCGCCTCGGGTTGTGCCGTGGTACATGACCATCGGGCGGCCTTGATCGTCCACCACCTTCGACGCCCCAAACCACCGCTTGAAAGCCTGCGAGTCGGTCGCCTGCGCTCGCTGGAACGCCGCCGCCATGTCGCGGCCAGCACCCGCCTGGGCTTGGCCCCGCATCACGAACTGACGGGCCGGCAAGATGAAGTTGCGGATGATCTCGGCGTCGGTCAGGCGCAGCTTCTCCAGGCCGGGCACGTTGGTGCGCAGCCATGTCCGCACCGCGGCAATCGCCCTGCGCACGAAGCCCAGGGTGGGCTCGCTCTGCGCCATTTCGGCCAGGACTTCCTCGGCGATGTAGCGACGGTGCGAAGGCTTGCGCAGGTCCGCGCCGTACTCCGCTGCCTTCGGGCGCATCAGGTCCGGCCGCGCGAGGTTAATCATGTCCAGCACCGCGTCGAGCGCATCGCCGAACAGGCCGCGCAGACCGTAGTGGCCCAGGCCCTCGTGGAAGACGGTCTCGATCACGTCCAGGTCGGAGCCCAGGTGGTCGCTGAAGACGTACATCGCGCCCTGGAAGAAGGTGCCCCTGACCTCACCCGTCGCGCCGCCCGCGCGCTGGCGCTTGTCCTCGTCGCGCAGCGCCTGCGGCACCGCGGGGTCCTGGATGTTGCGCGCCACCACGAGCCGGGGCTTGTTCGCCCAGGCCGACACGGCACCGGATGCGATGCGCTGGGCAGCCGCGAGGGTCATGCCCTTTGCGGGCATGTCGGTGCGGGAGAACACCGGTCTATCGTTCCTGGCTCCCAGGCCCCGCTCTGAGAGCGTCTTTGGCTGCGATGGGTCAATCACGTCCAGCACCCGAACGTCCGCCATGCGCAGTGCGGACGCGATGTTGTCGAGCGTGTTGGTGTCCATCACGCCGCCCGGGTTGGAGATCAACACGCCCCGCGCGCCAGCCTGCGTTGCCGAGTTCATCAGCCGGTCAAAGCGCCCATCCTTGCGCAGTACCTTCATGTCGCCGGGCTTCACCGGAACCCAAGCGGTGACTTGGTTGGAGTTCGACACGAACAGCAGGCCGGGCTTGTTGTTGGACCACGCGCCCATGACCCGTTTGGCTTCTGCAGTGGAGGCCAGGATTGGCATGCCCACGTTCATGCGCTGGATCGTGCGCTCGACGATAGGCACGCGAGCCACGGTCTTGCCTTCCACCAGCACGCCCTCGGTGACGGCCTTGCCGTCGTAGGCCTGGAAGCGACCCTCACCAATCGCTGCAATGCCCATCCACTGCACGGACGATGGCTCGAATGTGGTGCGCATGGACTCACTCAGGCGCCGATCAGCAATCGACAACTCCTGATTCCCGCTGGGATGGTTGTGAACACCCCATACGCGGGCCGCACCCTCGATGCGAAGCGCCTCGGCCAGGACGACGCTGGGATAGGCCGGCGCCGCGGCCTCTGCCCCCTTGAAAGCTCCGACGACCGCCAGCGGCTTGCCGTTCTTGTCCGTCACCAGGGCGTCCAGGTGCTCCACGGCGAACTTGCCCAGCGACGCCAGGGCCGAGGATGCCTCCATCCAGTTCGTGACCTTGGACACGGGCAAATCGCGGATGCCGACCTGCACAAGCTGGCTGGAGTGGTGGTAGACACCGGGCATGGCCGGGTCTTCACGCACGGCCAGCACCGCCGTGGGCTTCTCATCCGCAGCCGCCACCGGCACGCCGCCAGGGTTGCGCCGCTTGCGGTGCACACGCGGATCGGCCGCAGTGGGCTCCAGGGACTCCAGGGTGTCAGGGAACAGGTCGGCCGGGATGTCGCGCGCATCGTCGCCTTGCTCGCGCACGCGGTAGACGGCGCCCTCTTCCCGAACCGAGCGGTTGCCCTGCGCGTCGGTGGCATCGGGCAGACCCAGCAGGCGCCGCGCGATGTCCTTGTTCGTCTTCGCTTCGAGGCTGACGTCATCGCGCTCGGTCATCAGGTAGACCAGGGCGCTCATCATTTCCTCTTCTCTCACCGCGACGCGCATGACCTGACCGGACTTTGTGAAGTCGCGTCCCAGGGCGTCCGTCAGGCCGCGATCTAGGAAGAACGTGCCACCCGCGCGCTTGGACGACGACACCTCGAACTCGGCCGGGTAGTACCCGCCCACCCATTTGACGCGCAGCACGCCATCGGGAGTGCCGATCATGGCGTTGCTTCCGGCCTCGGTGAAGAACCGGCGAATCATGTCCGCAGATTGGAACGTCGCCTTGGCGTCGCCCTTGCGCTTCTCGTAGTCAAAGCCCCGACGCATCAGCACGCCCTGCGCCGTCGAGCCGTCGTCCTTGGTGTAGGTGACGATCTGGCCGGGGAACGAGGCAAAGCCCGCCAGCAGGTTGCCCGTGACCATCCACCGCTTCTCTCGCCGGATGTTGCCCGTCCCGTAGGCGTCGAACAGATCGCGGATCGACATCGACGCCACGTCGTTCGTCCTGGGGTCCAGCGTCAGCACCGGGCCGCGCTCCGGGCGGATCGTGAACTGCTTGTTGATCTGCGACGCGCTCAGAGTGATCGAGCGGGCCTCGCCGTTGGCCAGTGCAATCGTGAACTTCCAGCCGGAGCCGGCCACCGGGTTCTTGGTCTTGCCCGTGCCCACCACGGACGTGATGACGCCGTAGGTCGCCGTCTGGTTTTGGTCCAGCACCGTGACGGCCTGTCCGATCTTCAGGCTGCGAATGTGGTCCAGCAGGATGTCCTTCTGCGCCTGGATCGTCTGAATCTCGCGCAGCATCAACTCCCGCCTGTCGCTGTCCGTGTCGGCGCCCTGCTTCACCCGCAGGGCCTGCACGCGGTCGGCGTAGTCGCGGGCCTGCTGCTGGATGGTCTGGGCCATCGCCTCGGCCACCGCTTCCGGCGTCTTGCCGGCAAGCGCCTGGGCGACGGCTTCGTCAACCTCGGCCCTGGTCAGCGGCTTGACCGTGCGCGCCACGTCAACCTGCTCCATGAAGGCGGGCTCGGCGAACCGCGACGGCACCGGGCTCTCGCGCTTGGCGGTGATTTGCTCGCGCTTCTCGGTCTTGGCGCCCAGGTCGAGCGCCGCTGCTTCGAGCTTGTTGGAGCCCATGGCGTTTTCGCGCGCCAGCAACTCGTTGTAGCGGTCCACCAAGTCGCGGTAGACGGCCTCCTGCTGGTCGATGGGCAGGATCGGCAGGTAGCCGGTCAGCTTGCGAATGAGGTCTTCGTCTGCCTCCGTGCTGTCGGCCGGAATCTCCAGCACCTTCTGGCCGCCCAGGTCCGCGTGAACCTCGGGGTTCTCCAGCAGGAACTCGGCGGCCACCTGACCGCCGTAGTCGTTCATGAAGTCCACGACGCCCTCGGCCGTCACCGCGCTCTTGCGGCTTGCCGTGGTGTTGGCATTCAGCGATGCCATCTTCTTCATCGTGATAGCTGCTGGCCGCGCCTCTGCCGGGATGCTGGCCATGGCCTGCGTGTAGGCCGGAGGAATGATCTGGCCCGTGCGATGCACGCGGCCCAGCATCTGCATGAAGGTGTCGATGTTCTTCTCGGCCTGGACGATGACCATGTGCCGCTTGCGCTTGTCCTTGAACTTGGACGAGGCGTGCAGGGACAGGCCCGTGGCGCCCGACTGGTTGAGGATCAGCACGTCAACGGTGCCGCCGTTGAACCCGCGGATCGCCGCCAGCCGCTGCTTGATGTTGGCCCGGCGCGAGGCGAGCGTGGGCACCTTGGACCCGTAGCTGACCGTCACCGTGCGGCCCGTGATCTCGTCGCTCTTGTAGCCGGCATCGCGCAGCCGCTGGTGCATGTAGTCGATGGGCGAGATAGGCGCCGCACCAAACCCTGCGCTGCGGATGAACTCACCCACCGCATTGAACTGGGCCACAAGGCCGGGCCCCAGGTCTTTGTCCGTCAGGCGGTATGGCGTGCCCTCCTTGGGCCCGCCTGGGCGCTTGATCCGCACCATGCGCTGCTTCTCAAGGTAACGCTGGTACAGGTCCGCGAAGCTGAGCGTTACCGGCTCGCCTGGGCGAATGCCGAAGTCCGTGGCGTAGTCGTCCAGGAACGAGCCCATGGTGTTCGCCACGGTCAGCACGACCTTCTCTCCGGCCTTCAGCCGCTCAATGGCGTAGTCCACCGACTCCTGCGCCTTCAGCGACAACAGCATCTGGTCGATGAGGTTGTGCATGATCGCGCCGAAGTTCGCGCCCTGCACCGAGGTCTTCTCGCCGCCCATGACGCCCAGCATGGCGCCCTCGCGGTCGAACTCCTTCTGCATCGACTTGACGGCCGCCTCCTTGGCCCGCGAGAAGGCCAGGATCATGCGCATGGACTGCGCCATGTTCTCGGCCGTCTGCCGATCCACCGACATCGGCCGGGTGTCGTAGGTCACGCCTGCAAAGGTGCGCTCGCGCCGGATGTATTGCCCGTCCTCGGTCAGCATCGTCGCCACGATCTGCTGCATGGGCACGCCGCCCAGCATGATCGCGGGCGCGAGGTCGGCGGGCTTGTCCACCGCCAGCATCATGTTCGTGCTGGAGTAGAGGTCCATCACGTCCGGCCGCTTGGCATAGGTGGCCGACGAGAAGAAGCTGCCCGACGATGCGCGCACAAGCTGTCGCACGAAGCCCGAGCGCCCCGTCGTGGTCTCGCCGGCCTTGGCCGCGTCGCGGTCCTTCTTGGTGCGGGCCTGCGTGATCTGCGTCCCGCCTGCGTTGTGGCTCTCGTCAAAGACCATGTAGCCGCCCTGGGCCAGGGCCTGCACCATGCGCATGCGCGCCGTCATCTTGCCCTTGACGGTCTGAAGCTGGCTGTACGTGGTGAACACGACCTTGTAAGGCCCGATGTCCCCGCTGCCAGCGATCTTGTCGAAGAACTTCTCCAGGTCCGCGCCAGCCCCAGGCGCGCGCAGCGAGTGCTCCGTCTCCACGACGTCCTCGCCGATCTTGCGCTGTAGGACGTAGGGGATGGGCTCGCTGCTGTTGGTCACCAGGATCAGCGGCTTGCTCGACTGCAGGCGCAACTCGTCGCCCATGCCGATGTCGTCCAAGTCGCGGATCATGTCCGCGTACAGGTTGGGCTTCTCGGTGACGAAGACCGGCACCTTGTCGTTGCGCATCGCGTAGCGAAGCATCGCGGCCACGACGCGGCCCTTACCGATGCCCGTCTGGTCGCCGATGATGAAGCCCTTGCCGGCCTCCGCGCTCACGATGGACAGGGCCAGCGCGTCAACCTGCTCTGCCGAGAAGTTCGCGCGCAGCGTCTCGGGGTCGAACCCCAGCTTCTCCGCGACGAACTCGTCAATGTTGCCCACCGAGTCGCTGACCCGCTTGAGCGATGCCGCGATGGAGTCGCGCATGGCGCGCGGCACCAGGGTTCCCACGGACGCGGCGCCCGATTCGGGCGTGTAGGCAACCTGGGTCTCGGTCTCTTGCTCCTGGCCGCGCCGGTCGCTGAGCCCGGACCCTACCCGTTGACCCTGGCCACCGCCAGTTCCACCCACGTCTCCAGGTCGGTTTCCGCCATCGCCTTGCGCGTTGCCGCCGCCTCGACGATCACCTTCGCCGGGAACGGGTGCTTGGGTTGCGCCGTCACGTCCAGCGTCAGGGCGTTGCGAAGCTCCAGGTTGCGCTCCACCAGTACCTCCCCGGCGTCCCGACTGTCCCTCAGACCCGGGCGTCCCAGCGCCTTCGCCGCCCACGTCGCCGCCTCGTCCGGGTCCGGCTCCTTGTCCACCATCGCCTGCACCCTGTCCGCCAGGGCCATCCACCAGTCCCCGGGTTCCAGGCTGCTGCCCTTGGGCACCATCACCCCGGCCAGTTCCGGCGCTACCCCCGGTGGGCACCATGCCATCGGCGCCTGCTTCGGTTGATCCATCCAGTTTCTCCTTCTTGAGTGCTTCCCAGGTGTCGTACCGCTTGGGCAGTTCAGCGGCCGGCATCGCGCGGGTCGCCTTGCCGCGGCCCCGGATCACAACCACATCCACAGGGTAGCCCGCGCCCTGCTTGGAATACAGCCCGCCATCGACCGTGAAGTGATCGACCACGTTGTAGAGGCCGTAGAGGCGGAAGTAGAACTCCCGCTTGCTCTTGCCCCGGTAGCCCTCGCGGATCGCCTCGTCGTTCGATGCGTCCACGCCACCCAGGATCAGCACCGCCGACCCGTCGTCCTTCATGGCGTCCAGGGCCTTGAAGGCGATGGCATGGTCGATCTCGCGCGTGCCGTAGTTGGCCGCCACCGGGAAGATGACCGTCTGCCCGTCGTCGCCCTTGACTGCGCCGAACGGAGGGTTGGCAATCACCCGGTCCAGGCTCTTCTCGGGCGCAAGCTGGTGCCGTGCCGCGTCGTGAGTGGTCACGGTGAAGCCCAGCGCGCGAGCGTTGGCTGCCCGATCCGCATTCAGTTCGTTGACCGTCGCCAGCTTGGGATCGACCTCGATGAGCAACATGGTGTTGCCGCCCGTAGGCTCGCCCACCGTGCTGTCCGGCGCCACCTGGGCCCGGCGCGACGCCAGGAAAGCCAGGGGCACGGGCGTGCTGTAGGCCTGCTCGCGCACGCTGGTGGACGTGCGCACACCCAGCGTCGGCTGCAGGCCGTAGAGGTTCACCAGTCGGTCGTAGATCACGCCGTCGTCGCGGCCCTGCGCACGGGCAGCCTGGACGATCTCGCGCCCGGCCAGGACCACGGCCATTTCGATGGCCTCGTCGGCCAGCTTCGCGGCCTGGGTGCCTGCCTCGATCTTCTCGCCCGTGGCGTCCGCGATGAACTTGCGGGCCTCGATGATGGTCTTGAACCCGTCGCCACCGATGAATCGGTCGGCGATGGTCTGGGCCAGGGCCGCGCGGCCGGAGGGGGTGTTAAGGGATGGCGTGGTTGTGTCCGCCTGCAGCGCCTGCAGCGCCTCATCGCGCGATGCAAAACCCTGCCGCATCGCCACACCCTTGCGATTGGCAACGAAGAACCATTGCCCGGTGGCCGGCGCCACGTCCACGATGCCGCCCTTCTTGGGGTCAGGGTTGGTGGCCATCCCGCCTGGGCTGGCCTCGGTCCATCCTGCCGGGAGCGAGCCGGGTGCTTCGGCCTTGCCCTTGTCCGCCAGCAGCGCGTCAATGTCCGCATCCTCGACGGCGCCGGCCTTGTCCATGTCGGCCTTGAAGTCCGCAGCGCGCGGATCGTTGCGCACAGCCAAGTACCAGGACACGAGGTAGGGCTTCACCGCGTCGCCCAGGTCATCGACCATCGCGCGAGCGTAGGCCGCGAAGGTCCGCGCGCCGCGCTCGATGTGGTAGCCCGCCAGCGTGATGCCGTCCAGCATCGTCTCCGGGTCGATGCCGGAGTTCAGCCGGCCCAGCTTGGCCTTCAGGCGTGCACGGGCAGCCGCTGCAGCGTCCTCGGTGAAGACGGTGTTGGCGCCACCGGCCGGGGTCGGTGCTGGTGCCTGGGCTGGTGCCTGGGCTGGTGACTCTGGCGGCCGAGGGGGTTTGGTGACGCGCGCCACCGTGGGGACGTTCAGCGTGCCGGGGTCCGCGTCCTTTGCCATGGCCTTGATGGCGTCGCGCACGGCTCTGCCATGTGCCCGAACCTCGTCCTCTGTCATCCCGGTTTGGCGCGACACAAAGGCCACGTAGTCGGCGTCGCGCGAGGATGTCTTGCCTTGGGCCGTGATGTAGGCGGCCCGGTCGATGTCGCTTGAGAAGTTCAGTTCAAAGGTCTTGGCGCCGTAGTTGTACCGCGGCTTGGCGCCGGAGAGGTCTTGCGGCAAAGTGGCCGCCTCCCCTTGCCCTTGGGCTGGTGCTGCAGCGGGCGCCGGAGCCGGAGCCGGAGCCGCAGGCGGCTTGGGCGTGGGGTTGGTGAAGATGTTCCTGCCGCTGGATGGTGCAGGCGCAGGCGCAGGCGCCGCCGCATTCTTCGCGCGCGCCATGGCCAGAAGTTCCTCGGACTCCCCATCGTCCAGGCGCTCATCAAGCTGGATCGTCTCCAGCATCCCAGCGGGCACCTTGTCGTTCTTGCCGATCCAGTCGGCGTAGGCGGTGAACTGCGCGCTGCGCGTGCCCGGTGCGGGTGCTGCAGGCGCTACACCTGGGGCAGGCGCTTGTCCTGCGGGATTGGTGTTGGCCAGTGGTCCTGCGCCACCCGCAGCAGGTTGTGCCCCGCCTTGGTTGTCGCCGGGTCGAACTGTCGTTGACCCTCCCGCACCAGCATCGCCCCGAGGATCGCCGCCGCCAGCGGGTTGCTTGTTGCCCGTGCCGGGTTGCTGGGTTGGTCGGCCTGCGCCGGGTTGCTGCTGCTGTCCATCGGTGTCCTCCTTCGTGAGTGCAGTGAGCACGTCCATCGGCGCCGGTGCGTCCCCGAACAGGCCGGCGTCGGCCGTGATGCCCTTGGCCAGCCGCGTGTATTCCCGCAGGAAGTCGGCCATGCGGTCGCGGCCCATCGGGCGGGTCAGGAACTCGCCGCCGTACAGCAAGCGCAGGGCGCCCAGCACCATCGGGTCGGGCGTCTGGCCCGTCGTGATGTCGGTTTGGCGCGCGAGATCGGACAGGCTCTGCCGCTGCTGGCGCGCACGGCGCACCATCGCCACCGCACCCAGCAGGGCCGGCGTGATGTCCGCGGCCGGGTCAATCGCCCCGCTGCGCGCGGAGTCGCGCATGTCCGCCCACTCGGGCGCCGCGAGCTTCAGCGCCTCGCCGATGGCCTTGATGTCGGTGTCCGTGGAGTCGAACATTTCGCCGATCAGGTCGGCGTCACCGTAGGCTGCCTGGGCGAGCGCGGCCTGGATGCGCTTGCGCCCGTCCGGCGAGAGCGTGCCGGCTTGGGTCATCATCCCGGCGAGGTCCTGGCCGGTGCCCTGCAGCCGGCCGACGAACCCCCGCACGAAGTCCAGGTTGCGCGGGTCCGCCACGTCCCCGCCTTGCCACACAGCCAGAAGTCCGCCGTCGATCAGCGGTGCATCCTGGCGGGCCAGTTCCCCAGGCGACATGCCCAGGCCCTGCCCCTGGCTGCGCGCGGCCATGTTGGGCTTGTTGTCGGCCTGCGAATACAGGCGCACGAGCGTCGGGTTGGGCGTGGAGCGGATCACTTCAGCCGGGATGCCGTGCTGGTCGGCGTCGGCTTCCAGGTCGGTGCCGTAGCCCGATGCCGTGCCCTGCGCCCAGGCAGCACGCAGGCCGGCGCTGCGGCCGTTGTTCAGCGCCTTGATGAGGCCGGGCGTCTCGTCACCGAAGAGCGGATTGGGCGTGCCGTCGGCAAAGTTCGACGGCTGCAGCAGGCTCGCATCGACCACCGCATAGGTGAACGGCACACGCTGGCCGTCGGACATGACCGCGATGTCCTGGCGCCCGCGCGCCACGTCGGGGATGACGCTGGTGTCGTCGCCCTGGGCGAACACCATCGGCGCCCCGGTGTCGGGCGAACGGGACGGGCCCAGGCGCAGGTAGTCGGGGCTCTGCGCGATGCTCTGCATCTGCAGCACGCTGGCCGGGCGGGTGCGGTCGCGGTTCTGCGCGTCCAGGTCGGGCGGGATGTTGGCCGGGTCCAGCGGAGGCACTACAGCGCCAGGGGCACCAGGAGCACCAGGGCCACCGGTGGGCGGGACGATGGTGCCGGCCGGGGCCGCGGGCGGTGCGGGCGGGGCCTGCACCGGCACCGGTGCAGGGGCCGGAGGCTGCGCATCTGGAGCCGGAGTGCCAGTGGGCGCCGCAGGGTCGCCGCGCAGGGCCTCAGACACGCCAGCCACGACCGACTGCGGGCCCGATCCGATGGCCGTCTCGACGATGGTGCGGCCGACATCCTGGGTAAGCGGCCGGTTGTCATACTGGCCGGCCTGGAAGTTCGTCGCCACCTTCGGCGACACCTCTTCCAGTTGCTCGCCACCCAGTTCCGCGAGGGTCTTGCCGACACCGCGCCGCACCACGTTGCCGGCGCCACCCACGCCGAACAGCGCGGACTCCAGGCCCGTGCGCCCGCTGATGAAGCCCGTGACGCCGCCGACCGCAGCCGGCAGGCGCGAGTCGTCCAGGGCGCGCTGGTTGGCCTCTTCCTCGGAGTACCCGCGCTGCATCAGGGTGCGCTTGATGTCCTCGAAGGCTTCGCCCCGTGCGCCGCCCGCGTTGAGCGCCGCGTTGGTCACGCCACCCGCCGTGGTGGCAGCGGCGGCGCCGGCCGCAGTCGCTGCAGCCTGGGACATGGTGCCGGCCTTCACCGCCGCAGCCGTGCGCGCAGCCGTCGCCACCTGGGCGAGCTTGGCCGCGCCAATGCTCGGGATCATGCTGGGCAGGTTCGTGACGACAAAGCGCGCCGCGAGCCCTGGGTCGCTCGAATACTGCGACGCGGCTTCGAGCACCTGGGCGATGACGCCATCCTCGCCGGCCTTGTCGATTGCCACGTTGGCGAGGTCGGATCGGACCTGCAGCGGTGCGGACTGCTTCTTGCGCCAGAACTCCGCGTTGTCACGGAAGAACCCGGCCACGCCGCCGTCAGGCGCCACCAGCGACGGCACGGCGCCAAGGATGGTGTTCACCCCCTCGGCCAGTTGCACGCCAGTGTCCGCCGCGGCCTGCCCCCAGGTGCGCTCCCGCTCCTGCGGGAACACGAGCCGGCCGGCCGGCTGCTGGGTCTTCTGAGGCATCACCCCCTGCGCCGCCACCTGGGCAGCGTCGGAGGCGGGTTGCGCGGCTGCCTTCGAGGCGGGCTGATCGGGGTAGACGAGGGACATGGGCGGGCTCGGCGTTGAGGCTCGGGGAGCCTGCCACGCTTGCCACGCCTAGCCGGGCAACATCGGCACCAAGGCAATGCGCGTGATCTGCGTCTTCGCCTTGGCCTCGCGCTCCGCAGCCTCGCGCATCATTTCCTCATTGCCCTTCAGTAGCTGCACTCCAAGCTGCCCGGCTTCGTTGGCCGTGCGGGTAATCATCGCCACCGTGCGCAGCGTGACCTCATCAAGCCCCGCGTCTGACGCTTCGGCCCGCTGAATCTCATCGTGCGCAGCCTGGGCGAGCCGCTGCGCCGTGGCCGACCCGTAGCGCGCAGCACGGGCCAGATTCGCGGACACGGCCCGCAATTCCTCGGCCAGCGACAGCGCCAGAACTTGCTGATCGGGCGGCAAGGCGAGCACTTCGGCCTGCGCATCGGCGAGCTTCTGGGCGACCTCCCGCACCTTCCGTACCTTGGCCTGATTCACCCCACGCTTGCGCAGCGCGGCCTCCGACACCCCGAACTCCCTAGCAAGAGACGACACGCTCTCGCCTGCGGTTGCGCGCCGCTCGATCTCGGCCCACTGCGAAGGTGCGATCTTGGGAGGGAATGCCATGGTGCGAAACCTTGCCACGCTTGCGTCGCACCATGAAAGACCCTGCGCCACGGTCGGAAAAGCGCACCCCGGTTTATGCCCGTACAATAACCACCGTCGGCAACGTCGCCGATGCAGTACGGAGTCAGCAACATGACCAGACCCCTTGACCCCCAAATCGCCGCGCGCATCGAGATCGAGCGCAAGGTTGTCTCCAATCTGATCCAGGTCGCCACGGCCGCAGGCTATGCCCTGCATTGCGTCGATGACGGCGAGGAACGAGTCCGCGTCAGCACCGAGGCCGAGGCCCTGGAGGCTGTCTTCGCCGTGGACGAGTCAACCATCCGGTTCCGGCACCCGGAAGAGCCCAAGAGTCACTGCGCCGTGATCGTCCTGGGTAACAGCGGCTGGGACTGCGTGGCCGATGCGTCGATGGGCGACCGCTGGGACGCCGTGATTGAGGCCAATGCGGTGTTCGCGGAGTCGCTGGAGCAAGTGGACGACGACACCCGGTCCTTCGGTCCGCGCCGCTGACCCCACGGTTCTGCCCGGCGTGCTGGGCAGACCTGTGGCGCCATCCCGGCCCACTTCACCGGAGTCCCGAATGTTTCCCATCCTCCTTGACCAACGCATGACGCACCGTTACGTCGGCACCTATCGCCACCTGGACAAATGGCGCTACATCGGCACCGCCACCTTGACCCCGCAACGCGAGGTCAACCCGGGCAACGGGCACGACGAAGGCGGCACCTACATTCGCTGGGCCACCCTGCCCAAAGGGATCGACCGCGATGCCGCGTGCCGCGCTTTGGAAGACACGATGTCGCGGTGGGGCTGCGCGCATGAGTTCGACTACTGCGGCTGCGCCTCTTTCACCACCCGCGTGGTGCACCGCCACGGCCGGCGCGTGGTCCTGCGGACCCGTGTGTCGTTCAACTACTGACCGGAGGCCGCGATGCCCACGCAACTCTCCATGACCGGCGACGACTGGCTGAGCGACCGCGACCGCAAGCGGCAGGCCCAGGCCGACCGCAACCTCACGAAAACCAGCGTCGAGGCGGCGCGAAAGATGCGGGCCGCGTCCGAGGCGGTGCGGGCCCAGTACCGGGCCTACCTTGAGGCCGGCCACCCGGACAAGATGGGGGACGGTGACGGTCGCCTGCGGCTGATAGCCAGCCTCGAAGAACTGGCCGCCTATTTCGAGTCGGTCTACGGCAAGGAGTGAACCATGCACGACCAACCCCTGCGCCCCGTGGACGTGGCCTTTGCCGTCGCCTTCGGCCTGTGCCTGGGCGCGCTGATCGGGATCGGGCTGTGAAGGGTCCGCCCTACACCACGCCCGATGGGGTCAAGCTGCCCCATGCGCCGGCCTCCTGGCCATTCGGCGCGCTGACCCCTGCCCCACCCCTTACCTTGCCCCAGGCATGGCCGCAGCGCCCGGCCAGGGCACCGGCACGGACTACCCCAATCGCAGACCTGCCCGAGGCGCCCTTCTGACCATGACCACAAAGACCAAGAAGGCCGGAGGCCGGCCACCACTGCCACCGCTGCAGCGCCAATCGGCGCGCTTCGAGTTCAGGCTGACCCAGGCCCAGCGGGAGAAGCTGGTGCGCCTGGGCGGCACGGCGTGGCTGCATCGGATGATTGACGAGGCGCCGGAGCCGCGACAAGCGGGGTCTTGATCCAGTCGCCGCGATAGCCCTTGCGGTCCTCGGTCCATTCGAGGTGACGGTTGCGCGGCTCATGGGCGGCAACGTACATCCACGCCAATACCTCGGCCTGCTCCGGCTGCTCCAGCGCGGCGCGGAGGGCATCAAGAGATTCCATTGCCGCCGCTATGACGGCCAACGGTGCCAGCGAATGCCAGCCAGTCATTGCATGCGTGCAGGCATCAATCGCCTGCTGCATCTTGGCGCGGGGTAGGGTAATCAAGTCAGCCATTTCCACACCCCCCACACAGCCCCGCCCGCCAGGGCAACCACGCCGACCACCGCCAGCGCCACCACGGTCCAGACAAACCGCTCCAGACCGCGGCCCTCGTTGGGTGTTTCTCTCATCGCATCCACTCCGGTTTCTTGGGCAACGGCGCCCATCCCACATAGCCGCTGGCGCCCCGGTGGTACTGGCCATAGACCGCCACGCCGCCCTGCGTCAGAAGCTGCACCTTCACGGACAGCGGGCAGATGTCGAGCGGGCGCCAGTAGTATGTCTGGTCAACGGCTGCGGCTTTGTCGTTGGTGAGTTTGACGGTCATGCCTGCCCCCTTGCGCGGATGGCGTCTGAGCATTCCAACGATGCTTCTCGCGTGACCCACATACTCCCGGCCAAAGACTCACACACCTCCGCACACGCCTCGCGCTCGTCAGCGGCCCCTGCGGCGTAGGACAGAGCGAAGAAGCGTTCAACCTCTTCGTGCCAATCAGCGCCTTCAATCCAAATTCGGTCGCCGTCGATACTGTTGTGACATAACGCGGTGCCGAGTCCAGCCTCCCGCGCCATGCGGATGATGTCGTCTCGGGTCATGCCGCAACCTCCGTGATCTCGATGCCGTGCACGGCGCGCATCAGCTTGGCCTTGAGCCGGTAGACCTCCGTGCGCACGCCCTTGACGTCCTCGACCACCAGCCGGCCGTCCTCGTCCCAGTACGCGAAGTCCGCCACGTAGCTGATGGCGCGCTGCCCAGGCTTGTTGCCGACGCGCGGTATCGCATCCAGCAGGATGTACCGCACCTGACGCTGCAGACGGCTGATCTTCCCGGCCCGCTGCAGCAGCAGCAGATCACGCCACCGGCTCGCCTCGGCCAGCGAGTCGAACTTCTCGCCGTCGATGACGATGCGGCGGTTGCCATACTTGGCCCGTGGGGAGAAGGTGCCCAGGCGCATCACAAGAACCCCATTCGAGCCCGCGCCGGCTTGTCCACAGGTTTTCCCGTGACTTCCTCGACCACCGCACGCAGGTCGCGCACGGCCTTGTCGCCCGCGTCCTTGGGATCGTCGCGGTACAGCGTGGTCGCCGTGCCCGTCATGTGCAGCGGGTAGCTGTATTCGTCGTCCATCGTCGTGCAGACCTGCATCACAGAACCCCCGTCTTCACTCCGACGTGGACCTCGCCCCACGAGAGGGCGGTTTCCCCAGGCATCGGGCCACGGACTCCAAGACTGCGGCCCGGCCAGGGTTCCCCGGCATCCGCTCGATGGCCGCCAGCATCGCCGCAGCCGCAGGCTTGTGCGGGTGCGTGCTCAGCACCAGCCGCGTGCAGCAGCCGAGGCAGGTCAGCACATACAGTGGGCATCGCCCCGCCGTTTGGGCTTGGGTGCAGTGCGGGCATGTCATGCCTCCTGTGTCTCAGAAACTTCGGAGCGCGCCGGCACATGCCGGGCGACGACGTGATTGCGCAGCCGCGGATCATCGACCTGCAGCATCTGGACGGCCGAGCGCAGCACGGACACCTGGGCGAGATTCAGCCCGTTGGCCTCGCCCCGCGAGATCAATCCGTCCACGAGGGCCTGGGCCGGCGTGCGTCCGCCCGAGATTCCGCCCACACGCACCGGCTGACCGTCGCCACCGGCCACCAAGCGCAGCGACTGCAGCGCCTGGGCCATGCGCGCCGGGTCCCGGTCGGGCAGCGGCAGGGCCGGCGCCTCGGCGCGCGGAGCCTCGCGGCAAAGGGCCTTGAACTGCACGAGATTCGGCGGGCGCTCCGGCAGCCGCTCCAGGGCCCAGCCGATGGCCTCAAGCCGCTCGCTGAAGACCGCAAGCTCCGCGGCCCAGAGGCTCTTGACCTCGTTGATTTCCGACCCCTGCCACATCGACAGCCACTGTGACCCGTAGATCAACGCCAACCGGCTGAAAAGGCGGTCAACGACCTTCGTGGGCAAGCTCATAGCGGAAGCTCCGGGGTTGCGGGCGTGATGTCGATGATGTTGCCCGGCTCGGCTCGCCTGCGGCCCATCATTTCGTCCCATCGCTCACGGGCCAAACGGTCATCGCGCTCCCGGAAGGACTCGGACTTGGCAGCGGCTGGCGGGCGCAGGCTGCGCTCCTCGGGAGTCAACCATGCCGCTTCGAGGCCTTGGGACCCCCGGGCGCACCACACCGCCAGGAACTGCGCCAGCGGCATGCCGGCCTTCTGCGCCTCGGCGCTCGCCCGCTTGAGCACGGTCTCCGTGACTGGCGCCTTCTTGGCCCTGCGCAGCGCCAGGAAGTCCCCCCAGGTCTGCGCGTCCACGTCAGCAGGACGCGCCGCAGCAAACGCCTTGGGTGGCTCAGGGTCCGCACGAGGCGGGGCGGGTGGAGTGGGTGCAGGGGCATCACCCGTGATACCCGCATCATCGACGCCGGGGTCTTCAGGCGGTTTCTTGCCTCCTTCCCCCACACCCCCTACCACTACCTCTCCCTTCTCTTCTTTTGGTGTTGGTGTTGGTGTTGGTGTTGGTGTTGGTGTTGGTGGCATTCCCGCAGCATCAACTTTTGATGCCGCGGCATCGGTCTTTGATGCCGTGGCATTGCCGGGTTCTGCTTCCGGCTTGTGCCAACGCTTGTTGGCCTTCTCGCGCTGCTTGTTCTGCTTCTCCCGCATGGCCGTGATTTCCTCGTCGGCGCGGGTGTTGATCCAGCCATCCGGGGTGGCCTTGAAGAACTCTGCCAGCACCACCCGGACGGCTTCTCGCTGGCTCTCTGTGGTGGCCAAGACCAGCCTGCAAACAGACCGAACATCGGCAGGCAGCGGCTTCTCGGTGATGTAGTAGGTGTCCAGCAAACGACGATAGGCGGCATCCTCTTCCCAGCTCAGATGCCGGGTGGCGCTCACGTAGTCGCCAATGTGAAACGGGTAGTAGTTCACTTGGTCCCCTGCTGCCGGACCGCGCGGTAACGCCGGTACTGCGGATTGCGCGACCCGTCCGGGACGCATTCGATTCGGCCCTGGGTGCGCAGGTACAGCAGCGCCCAGTTCACGCTTTTCTCGGTGCGGCCGGTGCCGGCCATGATCTGACCCCGGGTCCACCATTGGTCCGCCTTGCGCGTGCGTAGCCAGTCCAGCACCGCCCCGGTCGCGCTGCCGTCGCGGATCACGCCTGCAGGCTTCGGGTTGTAGTGCGGCCGGGTCGGCTCCAACGCCGAACGGGCCCGGCCAATGGCCAGCAACTCGGTGGCGATCCACCAGGAGGACTCCCGGCCGCTCACGCGCCGCCCCCTCCCAAAGGGGTCGTCCCATCATCGTCGGATGGCGCTGCGCGTCCCGAGCGTGCGACGCTGCGCAGCATGGACATTTCGCCCCAGATCGCGCGCCTGAGAACCCAGCGCGCATATTCCGCCTTCGTGACGCCGGCCACCGCCGCCAGGGCGATGAGTGCTTCCATGTCGGCCTCGGCCACCGGCACGTCCAGCCGGTGCGTCAGCTTGCCCCCTGGGCCTGCAGTCGGACTCATGCTGTGACCTGGGCCTTCCTGACGTTCGCAGCCGCGGCCGCGTTTTTCACGGTCGGCGCCTCCTGCAACAGGTTGCCGGCGTCCTGGCGCACGGTGCGCGAGGTTGTCGAGGCTGCTTTGATCGTGGTCTTCATCGTGGCGCTCGCTACGGGTGGACGTGGGTGCTCAATGGGAGGGGCTGGGTACGACGACGCGAGCGCCGCCCGCACCACTGCGCCGAGCGCCGCGTGAGGCCCGCTTGCGCGCGGCCCGCTGGGCGTCATAGGCCGCAATCCAGTCGAGCAAGGGCTGCACGGACTCAAGCCGTGGACTGCCCTGCCCGCTTTGAATACGGCTCAGCGTGCTCTGCGGCACGCCGGTCTCGGCTGCGATGCGCGCGTGCTGGCCGCGCAACTCGGCCAGCCTGCGCAGCAGGTAGTCGTGGATCGTTTCTTGGACCTTCATACGGCGAGTGTATCCGCAAACGGATATGCGCCGACAGTATCTCCCGCGACCCCGTAATCCGCAAACGGATAGCCCTTTGTTGCACCATGACGAAATGAACCCGACCCACCTTCGGCAGGTCATCGCCGCGCGTATCCGCGCCTTGATGGCTCAACGGCCGGACCTCGACACCCAGGTCAAGCTGGCGCGTCGCGCCGGCCTGTCCCAGTCCACGGTCGCGCGCATCCTGTCGGCCGACTCGTCCGCCACGGCCGACTCCCTGGCCCAGCTATCCCACGCCTTCGGCACTTCGGCCGCGTCGCTGCTGCTGGACGATCCCGCCGAGATCGACCTGCTGGCCTCGATGCGCGACCTAACACCCGAGTCGCGTCAACGGCTACTCGGTTTTGTAGCCGGCCTGTCGTCAGAACAACACGCACGGCCGCCGCGAACGAGGCGGTTTGTTCTCGATCTATCCACGCCTGTGCCACCATCGCGTCGCGCAGCCCATGCAAAAGCGGTCGCGCGCCCCCTCACCCCACAACAAGACGCGGGACCAACTCATGCGCGAAAACGCTCCACTCGCTGACCTCTCCCACATTCACACCCCCGAACCAAACCCCTCGCGGGTGGGCGACATCCGCCGATGGATGCTCGCCCAGGCTGCCGCCGCTGATGCTCCGGTCGCCGGACTTGCGCTCACCATCAGCGCGTCAGGTCAGATTCAGGCTGCCGCGCGAGGCATCGAGCCCGAGCATGCCGACCTCGTGATCGAGCACCTGGACCGCTTGCGCACGTCGCTGCAGGCTTGGGTCGATACCGCGCAAGCCCCTCAACTGCCTCTGTGCACCGTGTTGCCGTTGCGCGCCTGACCGACCCTTTGTGTTGCTTGTTCGTATCCGTTTACGGATATAGTCGGCGCTCCATCAACCACCGGAGCCCGGCTATGCGACAGCAGATCATCAGACCGCAACCCACCCCCGGAGGGTGGCCCACGACCCGACGCTACCCGCGCACCCTGGCCGAGGCTTTCGGCGCGGCAGAGTACGGCTGCGCCATCGAGGGCTATCGCCGTGACGTGCGCGTCCTCGGCCGCGTCGGTCGCTGGCTGCTGGCCGGCGCGTGCGTGCTGACCCTTATCGCCTGGGGGCTGTGATCGTGGCGCCGCGCGAACCCATCACCTTCGCCGGGTGCTCCGGCGCCTGCCAGCAGGGGCGCCTGCTGTGCCCGCATCCCGAGGCCTGCGAGATCGCTGCGCCTGACGACGACAAGCCGATGGACCGGACGGGCGCCTTCCTCATGGTGCTTTCCATCCTGGTGTCCTGGGCTGCTGTGCTGGCCATCTTCCACATAGGCCGCGCGATCTACCGCGCGCTGACGGGGGCGTGATGGCACTGCAAGGCATACGCACGCTTGAGGACCTTCGCGGACGCTGCGTCATTGACGAAGATACCGCGTGCTGGCTGTTCCAGCCCAACCGGCGATCCGCGAAGGACTGGGGTATCAACGTCTGGCTCCCGAGCCTGCAGCGCACCGAAACGCTGCAGCGCGCAGCCTGGATGTTGGCCGGCAAACCCATGGGCAAGGGCCGCGACTGGACGGTCTGGAGAACCTGCCGCAACTCGGAATGCGGCAACCCCGCCCACCTCAAGGCCGGACCCAGGCGGGCCTACGGCGCGTGGGTTGAGGCAACTGACCAACTCAAAGGCAACCCGGCGCGGTCGGCGATCAACAAGCGCAACAAGCTGGCCAGCGGCACCGCTCGGATTACTCAGGAGCTTGCCGACTGGGTGCGCGAAAGCAGCCAGTCCGGCATCGTCATTGCCCACGCGCTCGATGTCAGCCCGCACTGCATCAGCCGCGTGCGCACCGGCAAGACCTGGACGCACACCGTCCAGGGCGCCAGCGTGTTCTCGTGGGCGAACTTCCGATGACCCGCAAGCGCAGCCGCTACCGGCCGCGGGGCGTCAACCCTTCGGCCCACCTTGTCGCCCTGCAGGGCTGCATGAAACTGTCCAAGGATGATGCCCTGCGGTTCAGCCTGCCCGCGCGTGAGGCCGTGGCCGCAGTGTGCAAGGGCACCGCGACAGAGGACCACTGGACCGCCTTGTTCGTGGCTCTTGCCGTGAGCGAGCAACTGGTCCGCCACAGGGTCGCACAAGACGCCGACGGCGCCCTGGCCGCGACGCAGGCCGCGGTGCTCGACATCATCGAACGCGAGGCCACGCGCGGCACCCGCGCGCTGTACCCGGCCGAAATGCAGCGCCTGGATGCCTTCGCGGCCGACTACGCCGACCTCATATGTCAGGTCACGCATTCGGAGCTTTTCCAGGCGCACGACGCCGCACAGGCGCGCATCGCCGCAGCCGCATCCGGCAACCGCGACCCCAATGTGATCTTCGTCAGCCGACCGGGCTCCGTAGGCCCCAAGAAATATCCGTCCACGGATTGACTGCAATCCGTTTACGGATATAGTCGGGGCTCCACTACCGGAGTCCGCGATGTTGTCTGCAGTGCAATCGCCCCCAGGGGCCTACGACTTGCTCACGAGCAAGGGCTACAAGTTCCGCGGGGTGCCCATCCCCGACCATCTGTCCGAGGGCCTGGACCTTCACGTCCTGCATGGCCTGTCCACTGGCTCCTTCTTGCAGGCCGTCCTCACCAACGACCTGCGCGAGGCCCTGTCGCGCGCCGACGCCGAGGCCTTGGACGCCCTGCCCGCCATCGTGGGCTGGCTCTACAACGAAGCGCCCGCGCAATGCTGGGGCTCCACCGAGAAGGTGGCCTCCTGGCGACTGAGTGGTGGCCTCGCAGGTAAGGGTCAGCACCAGGGCTACGCAAGCACGGTTCCGCAGTCATGAGCCGGCGCATGCGGGCGCAGTGCTACTGCGCCGCCTACCCATTCCCCCACCGGGCCAGCGGCGGCAAGTGCCGGGCCGATGCGGATGAGCCGCAACAACTGTGCGCAGCCTGCCGCTTGCCCTGTCAGCCCATCACCGCCGACTTCGGCATCGGCGCCTACGAATACTGGGGCTGCAGGGGTGTGCACCGCGACGTGCGCACCGTATCCGACTGCTGCGACGACGGCCTGATCGACAACACCGCGTCGGGCGACGGCATGTTGCACAGCCGCCCCTTCAAGTTCCCCACCACCACCGGAGTCAACGCATGACCACCACCGACCTGTCCGTCATCGAACCCGAGGCCCACGACCGCAGCAAGCTGCTGGGCGGCAGCGACATCGCCGCCGTTCTGGGCCTGTCCCCCTGGAAAACGCCGCTGGACCTCTGGCGCGACAAGACCACGCCCCGCGTGGAGGGCGCGCGCAAGCAGGTGTTCACCCGCGGCATCCGCTGGGAGGGCGCCGTGGCCGAAATGCTGGTCGAGCGCCTGCAGCACCAGGGCCGCAAGGTCGAGATCGTGGCGAGCAATCGCCGCTACCGCGATCCCGAGCACCCCTTCATGGCGGCAGAGATCGACTTCGAGATTCGGCTGGACGGCGCCGAGGAAATCACGAACGTCGAACTGAAGACGGTCCACCCCTTCCGGCTGCGCGAATGGGGCGAGTCCGGCAGCGACACCCTGCCCATCCACTACACGGCCCAGGTCATGCACGGCCTGGGCGTGACCCGGCGCCGCGATGGAATGCTCGCGGCCCTCTTCGGCGCCGATGAATTGCGCGTGTACCCGGTGCCGGCTGACGACGACACCATCAACGGCCTGCGCGCCCGCGCCGTGGCCTTCTGGACCGATCACGTCCTGGCCGGTATCGCCCCCGATCCGACCACGCTCGAAGACCTGACCAAGCTCTTCGACAAGGACAACCCCGATGCCCATCCCTTGCTCGCCGACGAGACGCTGGCCGAGCAAGTGATGCGCATGCGAGCGATCAACGCCGAGATCAAGGCCCGTGAGGCCGAGGCCGAGGCGCTGGAGTTCGCCGTCAAGCGCGCGATGCGCGACTGCACCAGCATCGTCATGCCCAACGGGAAAGAGGCGGTGACATGGAAGCAGCGCAGCGGATCGTGGCTTGACGAGACGGCGCTGAAAGAGGCGCACCCCAAGCTGGTCCGCGAGTTCCAACGCAAGTGGGACAAGCGGGTTTTCACGTTGAAGTCGTTTTCCACAGAAGGACTCTGATCCATGAGCACTACCGCCCTCAAGGCCGCAGTCACCGGCAAGGTGACCGAGGCCGCACAACGGCCGATGACCATCGCCGGCCTACTGACCGACCCGAAGATCAAGGCGCAGATGGCCCTGGCCCTGCCCAAGCACATGACCGCCGACCGGCTGGCCCGCATCGCCCTGACCGAGGTTCGCAAGAACCCCAAGCTGGGTGGCGCGGATCAAGCCTCCTTCCTGGGCGCGATCATGCAGTGCGCGCAACTGGGACTTGAGCCCGGGAGCGCCATGGGCCACGCCTACCTGCTGCCCTTCGAGAACCGCAAGAAGCAGATCACCGAAGTCCAGTTCATCGTGGGCTATCGGGGCATGATCGACCTCGCCCGGCGCTCCGGCCAGATCGTGAGCCTGGAGGCCCGCGCTGTGTACGCGGCCGACAAGTTCCACGTCGCCCTGGGCCTGAACCCGGACCTGACGCACGAGCCCGACTGGGAGGCAGACGACCGCGGCCCGCTGCGCTTCGTCTACGCCGTCGCCAAGCTGAAGGACGGCGGCACCCAGTTCGAGGTCATGAGCCGCAAGGAAATCGAGCGCATCCGCGATGAGTCGCAGGGCTACAAGATGTCGCAGCGGTTCAACAGCCCGTCGCCGTGGACCTCGCACTTCGAGGAAATGGCCAAGAAGACCGTCATCCGGCGCCTGTTCAAGTACCTGCCTGTGAGCATCGAACTGGCCGGCGCCGTCGAGCAGGACGAGCGCGTGGACATCGGCTTGCTGCAGGACAACCCGCTGACCATCGACTCGGAGACGGGAGAGATCGACCCGCCGCCCCAGGCCGATCCGCCCGACCTGCCGCCCCAGGCCGACACCCAGTTCCCCACCGGCAAGTGATGCCCGCTCGCGGGGCGCGTAGCCCCGCATTCACTCCAGCATCATCAAGGAGTTTTCCATGCGTCCCTTCACTCAGACCCTGGACCAACTGCGGTTCGGGACACTCACCGACGACCTGACCAAGGCCCTCAACGAACTGACGATCAAGTGCGGAGACACCGGCCGCAGCGGCGAATTGACGCTGAAGCTGGTGCTCAAGCCCGGCAAGGCCGGCCAGATCGAGATCGTTGACGACATCAAGGTCAAGCTGCCCAAGGACGAGAAGGGCAGCACGATCATGTTCGCCACCGTCGAGGGCAACCTTACCCGCGAAGACCCGCGCCAGATGCAACTGGAAGGGCTGCGCGCGGTGGAAAAGCCCACGGGTGAACTCAAGCGTGTGGGAGGGGCCTAAGCCATGAACGCATCCCTCAAGACCGACGTTCAGACCGACGTTCAGGCAGCCATCGACGCCGGCATGGCCCTCGGCAACGTCCGCGAGCACGAAAGAGCCGCGTTCGTGACCCTCCCCGCAGGCGCCCAGGTGCACAGCCTGGAGCACATGCTGGTCGGCCCGTCCAGGCCGCGCGGCACCGTTGCACTGCGCGATCAACGGTCCTTCGTGTCCTACGTCAGGGCACGAGGACCTGCGCGCCTGTACGGAGTGCAGAGTCCAAAGCCCGGGTTCACGGCCGTGTTCAACGACCACGAACCGGGCGCCCCCGGCTGGCGCGACGACCGCGCCACGTTCGACTGCCCCCTCAGCCGCGAGTGGCAGACCTGGATGGCTGCCAGCGGCAAGCAGATGACTCAGGAGGACTTCGCCCGCCACATCGAAGACAACCTCCCCGACGTAGCCGACCCGCCCGCGGCCGACATGCTGGAAATCTCCCGGTCGCTGGAGGCCAAGAAGAAAGTCAACTTCGCCTCGGGCTTGCGCCTGTCCAACGGTCAGCACCAGATCACCTACGAGGAAACCGTCGAGGGCACCGCGGCCAAGGGCCGGCTGATGGTGCCGGAGACTTTCGCGCTGGGCATCGCGGTGTTCGAGGGCGGGGACCGCTACCGGGTCGAGGCCCGCCTGCGCTACCGCATCGCCGACGGCGGGAAGATGACCATGTGGTACGACCTGCTGCGCCCTCACAAGGTGCTGGAGGACGCGCTGCAGTACGTCTGGAGGTCCATCGAATTGGACCTGGGCTGCGAAATCCTGAACGGGGGGATCGTGTCATGACCGACCAATCCATCGAGCAGGAAATCCAGGCCAAGGGACTGACCGCGCCGCGCATCACGCCTGCGGACATCGAGGCCAGCATCGACAGCGAGCACTACTTCACCGCCGCCCAGGGGGTGGCTATTGCCCGCGTAGGCACGGACCTGCCTATCGGTGTGCCCGAGCCGCTGCACCTCCTGACCTTCTGCGTCCTGGTGCTGAAGAACGGCTTCACCGTCACGGGTGAGTCGGCCTGCGCATCGCCAGAGAACTTCGACGCCGACATCGGCCGCAAGGTCGCGCGGCAGAACGCGGTGGCGAAGGTGTGGCCCCTCATGGGCTACGCCCTGCGCTCCAAGCTGTCGGAGGCCGCATGAGTGCCCGCCCCTTCTCTGTTGTCTTGGATCAACTCTCCAGGCACAGCGTCATCTTCCCGCAAGACTTCTTGGACTGGCTGCCCGATAACGCGCACGTCTGGGAGGCCTTCGTCGCGGAAGCGTTTGACGTGTACCAGCGCGGGTATCGGCACTACTCGGCCCGCACCATCATCCACTTCCTGCGGCACCACTCTCACGTCCGCGAAGCGGGTGGCGACGGCTGGAAGATCAACAACGACCACAGCCCGTATCTCGCGCGCCTGTTCGATATCTGCTACCCCGAAATGCCGGGGTTGTGGGCGCACCGCGAGACGCCAAAGGTACGGCGCGACACCTTCACGGAGGCCGCATGACATTCCGCCTAGACCTACACGCCATCGAGCGGTCCGCCGAGATCATCCAGGAGCAGTGTCACGGGCTCGCCCTTAGCACCGGCTGGTGGCACAACCTTCGGACCGGCGAAGACCAGACCTTCGACTATCGCGTCGATTGCCTGCAGGCCGGCATGCAGCCAGGACGCAACATCGGCGAGCTTCTGTGCCTCGTGCACTCCGAAGTCTCCGAGGCCATGGAGGGGGCTCGCAAGAGCCTCATGGACGACAAGCTGCCCCACCGGCCGATGCTGGAGGTCGAACTTGCCGACGCCGTGATCCGCATCTTCGACATGGCTGGTGGCCTGGGCCTGGACCTGCCCGAGGCCATCGCCGAGAAGCTGCTGTTCAACCAATCCAGGGCAGACCACAAGCCGGAAAGCCGCAAGGCCGAAGGCGGCAAATCGTTCTGAGGCGTTTCGGTGGCGACGCCCCCCGCACAGCGTCGTCACCACCCATTCACACAAGCATCAACCCATCATGACCACCACCCCCAAAACCCCCCGCCGCATCTACCTCGTGCGGCACACCGACACCGGCGCCGAGCGCCTGATCCGCGCCTCGAATGCCGCCCAGGCGCGCAACCACGCGGCCCGCGACACCATCGCGGTTGACGTGGCCAGCCAGGACCAACTGGTCGCCCTGCTGACCGCGGCCGAGCCGGCGCGCATCGAGGACGCCTCGCAGCGCGACGACGAGCCCGAGGCACCTCCCCTGTTCCAGGGCGCGGAGGCCGCATGAGCGCGGACATCCAGGTCGGACAGACCTACCGCGTCACCAGCAGCCGCAAGGGCACGTTCGTCGGAATCCTCACGCGGTTCGACGACACCTGGGCTGATGTGCTGATAACCAGCGGCAAGGCCAAGGCCATGCTCGACTACAACGAGCGTGAAGCAGGGGAGTCCGTCACGGTTCGCCGCAGCTTCTGCACGTTCACTCCAGCGGAGGCTGTATGAAAGAACGCCCGATCATCTTCAGCGCGCCGATGGTGCGCGCGATCTTGGCCGGCACAAAATTGCAGACGCGGCGGGCTTTGAAGCAAGTGCAGGTGAGGTCTGCAGCCATGCCAGAACCCGAGTGGCGGTCGGTGCACACGCTTTGCCCCTACGGCCAGCGCGGCGACCGGCTGTGGGTGAAAGAGACGTGGCGGGTGTGCGGTGGCAAAGAGTATGAGTACCAGCAAGACCCATCACAGGTCATGTATCGCGCCACGCACCAGGAAGACGGCTTCCCGTTCACCTGGGAGAGCTACGTCTGGCGCCCGTCGATTTACATGCCCCGCTGGGCCAGCCGCATCTTGCTGGATGTCACCGCCATCCGCGTGGAGCGCCTGCAGGACATCAGCGAAGC